CAAGGGGTCTCAATGTCTAATCAGCGAGTGATTCAGCATACCTTCCACATCCAGTAACGTATAATGAAATCAAGGGCTCTCTCGTGAGAAATGGCGGAATTTCAACGATTTGATACGATTGGAATACGATTGGAATACCATTCGCCACGGATTGTTTGTTGGAGAATGTTGGAGAATGGAGGATGTTGAATGCCAAGGATAAGAAAAACCGGAGCGGTCTACCCCATCCGTCACGAGCAGCGGAAAAAACTCAAGGACGGCACGGTGAAAACCTACGTGAACTGGCAGGCCAAGGTGGACGGCAGATGGGTGTCCGCCAAGACCTACAAGGAATGCGACAGGAAAATAGCCGAAGCCCTCAAGGAGAAAACCGAATGGGGCATGGGCATCGACCGTACCACCCGTCTCGGCGAGTACGCGGAACGCTGGTTCGAGCTGAAACGACGCAACCTGAAACCCAAGTCCATCGGCAACTATTCGTCCCTCATCAACGTGCATCTCGCCAAATACGCCGACCAGCGGCTCAACGACATAACCGCCTCGGCGGTGCAGCGCATGATAGCCAACATGCGCAACCTCGACGGCACCCCATGTTCATACGACCGGCAGCTCGGCTTCTACAACATCCTGAACCAGATATTCAAGGCGGCGGTGGCCGACCGGCTGATACCCACCAGTCCGGTCACCAGCGAAGCCCGACCGAAACGCAGGGACACGGGGCTGGCCGGGGAACGGCGCACCATCAACGGGCCTGTGATCACGTCGGCGGACAAGCGCAGCGGCCCGCAGGACCGCAAGGCGTTCACCGTGGAGCAGATGCAGGACATGCTCGAAGAGTCCTCCGACGACCTGTTTGTGGGCACGCGCCAATGGTGGCGTCTGCTTACCGGCATGAGGCAGGGGGAGATACTGGGTGCCCCGTTGGATGATCTCGACCTGTGGCGGGACAAGGCGTTGGAGACAAGGGACAGCGGCGAGATATGGGCGGGCAAGTATACCGTGAACTGGAAGCTGGAAAGCCTCGACAAGGAGCATGGTTGCGGGGCGCCTGGCAGGGACGGAAGATACCCGTGCGGTTTCAAACGGCCTTCGAGCTGCCCCCGATACCGGTGGAAGGTGCCGGACGGGTACGACATGATACACCTGTGCAAGGGGTATGCGCTGACGCCGCCGAAGTCCGCGAGAGGCAAGGTCGTGCCCATCATCCCCCAGTTGGGCACCGTCGTGCACCGGTATCTGGAAGCCACGGAGAACATCATCCCGAACCCGTACAATCTGATATTCAGGACGCGCGAAGGCCTACCGCTGAGCGCATTGGACGATAGGGCCTCGTTCCGCGACCTCATGCGCAGGGCCGGCATACCCGACTATGAGAACCGTTACGGGCATGAATGCCGTAATTCCGTGGTCAGCCTCCTGTTCCACATGAAGGTCGATCCCGGCATCATCCAGCGTATCGTCGGCCATTCGTCCGTGGAGATGAGCGAGCATTACCGCACCGTACCCGTAGAGGATCTGATGCGCGGCATGGAGACGATAGGCGACAAGCTCGACCTGAAGCAGATCGAATGGAAGGCCTGAGCGTGGAAGCGCCCGATCACGCATACACCCTCGTTGATACCATGGAATATAGGAGGTGGGGCCGTATGGCAGAGGATAGTCTTCCCGGCACCGGTATGAACCCGGAACTGGTGGCGAACAGCATTCTCGTCCGCGCGTTCAGGGACAAGATTCCGGTCTCCCCCATGAAACTCCAGAAACTGTTGTTCTTCGTCACATGTCTGTACCAGCGGAACACCAGTGTGCGGCTCCTGACCGAATCGTTCCAGCCATGGAAGTACGGGCCCGTGGTCCGCAGCGTGTACGACGAGTTCAAGGGATTCGGCGGCAGTCCCATCACCAGTTATGCGCGCGACGCCCAAGGCAACGCATACGCTGCGAACGAGGATTCCAACCCTCCGTTGAAGCAGGCCCTCGATGAGGTCTGGTCCCACATGAAGAACTACACCGCGGTGCAACTGTCCCGCATCACGCACATCCCCGGTTCCGCATGGAGCAAGGCCAATGCGGGAAACAAACGGTTCGTCGGTAGCCGTGACATGGCCGATGACCATACCTTCGACCCGTATCTGGCAATCTGATGACCGACGAACGGAATGGCAAACCCTATGACGCCGATACGGTTCTGACTTCGACTTCCATAGTGGGCGATGACGTGACCGAGGATGTACCTCCCATGGAATCGGACACAGGCGACAACATGGAATCGTCCTCATCCGCCGATGGCGTGAAGGTCTCTCGGGAGACCCCTGAACAGAAGCACAGATGGGGTATCGAAGAATTCAAGAACAGTGCCGCGTTCAAACTCGTCGCCGCATGCCTGATAGTTATAGCGGTCTTCGCGTTGATTGAATTCTTTTACGCCGACAACAATGATGCACTCACCCCTGCGGCGGAGACGTTCAAGGTTGTGGCGACAACGGCATTGGGCTTCCTGTTCGGCCGGTCGGTCGGGCCTGACAAATAATCGAAGACAAGGCCTGACCATCATTTTGTAGACCTATACAAAATGGTCCCGTTCTCCAATACAGGAGAACGAGACCATGTATTTATTAGCCAAAACATTCTTCAAGCCAAGCGATTTCTTCTTCGGCAGTATTGAAAACTGGGCGCCAAGACAACGTGCCATCCCGTTGGATATACTTTTGTTCGGATTTCTCTACGAACCATCCAGTGGATGACATGCTCGAATGTAAGTCATTCAATCGCGATTGCAACTTTCTTGCACAAGGCGCTTTACAACAATGAATTTTCCTATAGTTCTTTCTAGCTTTGCTGGAAATTTCTTTTTGGCATATGAAACAGCTATCACCAGGGACAGCTGGCTCGGGAAACAACTGATCTAGCCACTCTTCCGCAGTGTCATTTGGATGAGACGCAATGACGGATCTGATTTCTGTTTGGATACTTTCATCAGCAAGGGTTTTATGCCGAGAGTAATTGACGCTCATTGACTCAAGGCTGCCCGCTTTCAAATCATGCGCGAAAAGCAGCAGCAGTTCAGCGCACTTCTGAGCATCGTAGTCCGCGTGGTGGTACTCAGTATCGGAGATTGGTATGCCAAACGTTTTACATAGAACCTCTAAGTTGTACGGGTGCTCTTTAGTGCCTTTAAGTTCAGGGTGCAGTTTTTCCGCGGTCTTGTAAGTGCAAATGTAATTGAATCCAGGCTTGTTAATCTTGAAGTGTTGGCAGTTCGCTTCGATATAGGAGATATCCGCGCTCTGAGCGCTATGGAACACCAACACATCATCTCCGGCGAACTTAAACAATCTTTCCATCACAATGGGCCATTCCGGCGCGCCTTCCAAGTCTGCCGGTTTGATGTGGTTCTTCCCCATTCCGATTTCGTTCCATTCTTCAGGACGAATCGGGGTCGCCACATAACTGAAGAATCCATCGACACGCTCTCCATCACGTATCTTGACAGCACCGGCGGAAAGAATATTAGCCCCACCGCACCCAGTCGTCTCAAAATCTATTGCCGTGAAATCTAATGACATGGGCAACCTCCTTGTATCTCTTGTACAAGAAGAGTCTACGCTCGCTAGCGTATAGATAAATCGGCATGTTCGATTGCGGTTATCCAATATCTGATGCATAATCAGAATCATGCAATCGAACATCTGTTCTACCGGATTGGCGGAACCGCCGTCTGAGGTGAACTTTGATCGAATCAACGGGGATAAGAAAGAGGTCCGCCCATCCCGCGAAGAACCGGCGAACCTCTCAGCATTGCCCCACCACCAGAAGGAGGTGCGACATGAGCTAGTGTAGCGCATTTGACGAACCGATTGCAGCGGCCATCAAAGTAAGCGCATCCGGGAGGCCTATGAGTGGGGCAATTCTATCCAACTCGCTTACGGCCCACGATCTCTTGCAAGACCTTCGCTCACTCACATACCCCTGGGATCGGTTCAATATTTTCTGCACATCGGCTTGAGTAACGCTTTTGTCATCGAACGCCCTATCGAGATAAGCATTAATCAGCCGGTCTGATTTGGTTGTATTTGTATCCATACCACCAATGCTACTTCAGATATTTGATAAACTGTTCGGCGTGTCGGACTTGCTTTATCAAATATTTGATATATATTTTAAGTCATCGACATAACCAAGAGAATACTTCACTACAGAGTATCAGATATTTGAAAGGAGAAGTTAGTGGACAGCGATAAATGCATCTCCAAGGCAATTCAAGTCCGACTGCTCCGAATCGACAGCAATCAGAAAAAACTGGCTCAAGAGTCAGGCATCGACGAAACGCAGTTGGGCCGCTACATCACCGGCAAAGTCGGTTGGAAGGTAGCTGTTTTGGACAAGCTTCTGGGACCACTCAAATGGAATTCGCTTGCTGATGTGTCTACGGCAGCAGATGTCGAACGAGAGGTTATGCAGCGTCTTTCTAAGTCTCCTGACTTGGAGGTAACAGCATGAAGATGCAGCTTGACCTCAACGACCCTTCCCCTCCCCTGATCATTCACGGGCTGAAAACGCTGATTGAAAATGGAGAAGTCGAAACATTGGAAATCACCGGGGACGGTCTATCCAATGCAACCGCGATTGGGAAACTCCTGAACATCGACCCGTCGATACTGGCTTCCAGCCAAGACGTGCCGCTGGTTATCGACCTGGACCACGGGAACGCGGCGTATGCCACCTTCGGCTGTGTACGGTTCCTCGACAACCAGCGACTGCTGGACTGGTTGGACATGGTTCAAACCGGGACGTTCAGGAACGCACCGGATATTGAACCGTCCACGGAAGTCCTGCCCCGTCTACGCCCGACAGAATCAAACCAGTGAACGAGTTCCGCAGGTTCGTGGCCCTGAACTTGACCAGAATGGCCTCACCGTCCGGAATCGTCTGATGTGGTCCGCCTTCCACCACGAGGAACGGCTTAGATACCCCATCGAACGATTTGACGGCTTCCACGGTGAGCGGCTTTCCGCTCACGTTGACCAGCCGCCATTCGCGACGACCGACCAGCACGGGCCTACTCCAATACTCCATATTCACCTCCTCTCCGAAAGAGAACACCATGAACACATCAAATCGTAGCCCAGCAGTCAACGAGGCGAAGAATGAAGCCCCTGAGATTTACAGCGGAAAGGTAGGAGTGGAGATCGTACCGGATATGCGCAAGCTTAGGAGCTTCGCCAAGGACTTCATCGCCCTCGTGGACAGTTACTGGCCGGAGGAAACCGGTAGTCCCTTGGCCACGCAATCCGGGCAGACCGGCAACTGTGATTCGCCTACACCGGACATGTCCTCGATTTCGGCACCACAGTAGTAGCAGCGATTGCCGTTCTGCTCCTTCACAGCACGAATAGCCATCCGCTTCAACTGTTCGTCCAAGTCCTTATTGAACTTGACAGTGACCTTAGCCATATTCACCTCCTCTCAATGAATCGAGAAAACAATGCTCAATCAGAATCGTAACCTTTCCCAAAAGCTCGTGGTCGAGGAGCGTCGCACCCGTGAATACTTCACCGGCAGCGTCACCGAAGAAGGTTTAATCAACGCGGAAATCGACACCGATTACGGTGACCGTCCCCTCACCCCGAGTCAGGCTCGTTACATCGCCAACGCCTTGGAGGAGCTGGCTGATCGCGCCGACGAGATGGACGAGGAATAACAAGTCTTGCCGCAGCGGGTCGTCTTTTTATTCACCAATCGACTACAGGCAAATAAATACCATACTGCGATCCACTGCGGCAACCATCGGCCGGGACCCTTCGGGGTATCTGGACACGCACCATCGTCACCACGCCATAGGACTCGTCATCCATCTCTCACGGTTGGTCAACATTGCAACACGGTGACGGCAAGGACGTTCTCGGTTCGAATCCGAGTCCGGCCACGAGGAAAGGACATGTCATGAACAGGAAAACCTATGGGGCGCACTGCCCCGGCTGGCAGCATTCCACGGACGAACGCCGCCACATGATCGAGAACCTTACGCTGCTTGCCGTCATGACGGTGACGGTATGCGGGTTCCTTGTCCTCGCGTTCCAACCGTATGCGGGACCGTGGAGCATTCTGGCGGGCTTCTGCTGCTGTGCCCCACTGACGTTCGCCTACATCCTACGCGAGTAGCCATAATGCTTCCGGCCGGGGGTCTTTTTATTCCTTACTTTCCTCCCCGGCCGGTGGGGCCAAGCGCACGGTGGCCGTGGTCGTGAAGCGTTCCGATGTCATGGACTTCACGATCACACCCGGGTTCGACTCCCGGCTTGGCGCTCAGAAAAATTTAACCCCTTCGCGTCCTGCGTCGAAAACCAGCAAAACAAGGGTTTCGGACGTGTCAGCACCGGCGTAGAAGGACAACCAAATAATCAAGCCCAGTGGAGGGAAACAATCATGGAACTCACCCCATTCGACCGTATGGGACTACTCAACATGGAGGACGCCGACTGATGGCATCTGATTTCAACTCCATCGCCAAAGCCATCCGTTATCTCGGTGATTGCGCCCGTTATCTCGCTGACAAGTATGTGGCCGTGAACGATCGCGTGTACTCGGATTGGAACGAGGCCTCGAAGGTCGTGGGAGACGTTGGCCGTGACCATGTGGCCGATTATGCGGAGGCCTCTCACAAGCAGGGTAAGTCGCGTACTTGGCGTCACAGTCACCTGATGGAACGTGAGGAACAACTGTCCATGCAGTCGAGGGGTTCTCATGTTGACCCCGAATGATGTCCGGCATAGAAAGTTCCGCACGTATCGTTCCCTGCTTCACGGCGAGGTCTACGACGTGGAGGACGTTGACGATTTTCTCGACTCGGTGGCCGACACCATCAAGGTTTTAGGCAAGGAAGTACTCAAAGCAAGAAAGGAGGGGCAATGACCGTCGAGCAGATGACCGATGACGATTACTTCGCGTTGGACGCGGTGGACCAGACTTCGTTGAAGAAAATGCTGGTAAGCCCGTTGGCGTATTCGGATTACCTGACCGGTGAGCATGGGTATTCTTCGGCGTTGGAGTTCGGCAAGGCGGCTCACAGCATGGTTTTGGGCAGTGGCCCGCAGGTTGTGGCTAAACCGAATCTGCGTACCAAGGAGGGCAAGGCTCTTCGTGACAGGCTGGTCGAACAGTATGGTGCTGACGACATCGTGTGGCTGTCCGCCGATGATGTGGAGAAGGTTCAGGCCATGCGGGACATGGTTGGAGACTTTTTCACGAAGCTGGACGGTCAGCCGGAGGTGGCGATGATCGCCGCCGACCCTGATACCGGGTTGTTGATTAAGGGCAAGGCGGACTGGTTGCCGTCCACTCCCGACCCGGATGGTGTGCTGCGTATCCGTGATTACAAGACCACGGTGAAGTCGCCGGACGAGTTCGAGCGTTCCTGCTGGCAGTACGGGTATCACATTCAGGCCGCGTTCTACATGCGTCTCTACCGGTTGACGATGCCCGAATATAAGGGGCCGTTGGGTTTCGAGTTCGTCGTGCAGGAGAAGAATCCGCCGTTCGATTGGAGGGTGTGGCGGTTTGACGAGCATTCGCCCATCATCACCGAACTGGCGGAACCGAAAATCTGTAAGGCGTTGAAGCAGATCAAGTCGTTCCGTGACCTGTATCCCGACCCGTTGGAGGCGATGCGTGGCTACGGGCTGTCGAAGGTGCCGCAGGAGATCGCGTTCCCCGATTGGAGATTGGTTCAGGAAGAGGAGGAAATCGAATCATGGCGGTAATCAAGAAGGACGCTAAGGGCGGGCGTGGCACGTATGCGACCCTGGCTCAGGTCGTGAACTATGTGGACGAGCAAGGCTACGAGCTGCAATGGCCGACCCAGTTGATTGACGGACGCCTGTATGTGGATACGGCCGTCAAGAAGAAGGGCACGGACAAGTGGATTGCCAGTAATTGCCTTATCCCCGTAGAGGTGGGAGATTCGCGTGGTATGAGCGTCATGCAGGCCCTCGGTTCCGCGTTGACGTATGCGCGACGCTACAGCACTTGCGGCGCGTTCGGACTGGCGACCACGGATGATGACGGTGAGACCAGCGGCTACAAGAAGCGTTCCACCAAGGGCATGACCGACGAGCAGCAGCAGACGATTGACCGGATTCTCCAAATCATGCGTATTCCCGATGGTCAGGAGAACGGTTTCATCAGCAGCGTGCTGCAACGCAACGTGGTCTACGGGAAACTGTCTGAATCGGACGCGGCCACATTCATCGAATCGTACAACCGCAACAAGGAGAAGGAGCCTGCCCTCCAGTGAGCTTCACACCGAAACCTGGCTGCAAGTGCACCAGATGCCTGTGGGCTCACGGGGACAAGATCACGCTCCCCCAATGCCCCACATGCGGCGCCGTTGATTGCGCCGGAGCCCAATCACACATGCTGGTCTGCAACAAAAAAGCCAATGAGAAACACAAAGTCAATTCGTACAGGAGGTATAGCTGATGGCCGGAGAGGCACGAGTCATCTTGGATAACGCCCGTCTGGGCGCTGACCCGGAACAGAAGCAATCACAGTCGGGGCAGCCCTACTTGAGTCTGCGGTTCGCCATCACCCCTTACAGGAAGAACCGTCAGACCAACCAGTACGAGGACGGGGAGACGGAATGGTGGCAGGCCACCGAGTTCGACACCCGGCAGATGGAAACCTATATGCGTGAACTGCATAAGGGCGATTCGATTCGCGTCGAAGGCGCGTTAAGCATTCGTCTCTATCAGGACAAGCAGGGTCAGACCCAGATCAGCCGCGAGGTTCGGTTCGCGCACATCTCGAAGAATCTACCCAAGGCGAAGCAACAGCAGCAGGGTTTCCAGCCGAATTACGGTCAGCAGCCGAACAATTACGGTCAGGAAAACTATGGGGTGCAGAACTATCAGCAACCACAGCAGCAGCCTAACCCACAGTTCCAGCAGTCGGCTCAACAGTCGAACCAGCAGCAGTATCAGCAGCCAGCCGTTGACCCTTGGAGCCAACCGCAAGGCGCCTCTCAGGATGAGTTCGGCAATGGCGAGCTCTAACCCTTCACGTGAGACGTGCCGTCTTGTGGACCGGCGTGACGGCGAACGGTGCGTCCGTTGCGGCGCCACCTACAACTGGGCGGGTTTCTCCCGTCATCACAGGCATCTGAGAAGCCACCCGTTCCCCGGACTCCACCTGCCATCAAATCTCATACTGCTGTGCGGAAGCGGTTCGAACGAGGGTTGCCATTTGTGGGTGCATACCCATCAGCGTGAGGCGATGGACAACGGGTGGCTGGTCAGCGGTTTCAACGACCACCCCGAACAGGTGCCAGTCATGGTTTACGGCAAGGGCCTTGTGCTCTTGGACAACATGGGAGGCTTCACGTTATGCAGTTAGACGAAGCAGTCGAAGCGCTCTACAAACTGTTCTGCCGTGCCCCGTCCTTCCATATCGCGTTATGCAGGCTCGACCCGGTGGCGGCGTCCAGATTCATGAACGGAGATATTCGACTATGACACAGGCGAGGAAAGGGCCGCGACTGCCGTTAAGCCGTCAGGATGAGGCGATACTTGCCGGCCCGTGGCTGTCAACCCAACTGGGACGCAAACTACGTGCAGCCGAGGCGCAGACGTTCGGACGCATGGTCTACGACGAGTGGGTGAAAACCCATCCGGGCACACTCCCCTACACGGTGAGAATCGATTCCAGTCAGAAAACCGCGTACCTGCCAGAAGACCTGCCCCTATTGCACAAGGCGCTCACCCGGTACACGAACAGCAAATCATATCAACGTATTCAAACGGAAATCAAAGGAGAACACCAATGAGTGAGAAACCATTCTGGGAAGGCAAGACCGGTAAGGAGATGGCCGGACTGCACGTCAAGGTCACATGGAAGAACGGCGCCATTGTTACTGGAGTGTTAGATGACATAGGAGATATTGATTTAGGCGATAATCGTTCTTTGTACATGTCACGTGGCTATGACTCTTACTGCGATTTTGAGCCAATGGACGATATCCAATCCATTGAATTGTTGGATGACCCCGAGTATGAGCGCATCGACAACATCGAAAACGTGCAGGTGGGCGATATTGCCTGCACGACGGAGGGAAACCATTTCCGCGTCATCGATCTCAAGCCTGACCCTCTAGGCGACATGCTCCTGCGTATCCGCATCAGCGAGATAGACGGTGAGTACTGCATCGACTCCGATGATTTCGCCTACGCTTTGCGTCGGAAGCCGAAGCTGCCCGACCATGACGGGTTGTGGTGGGATAAGGACAATGCCTTGTGGAGCGTCGCCATCTCCGGCCTGGACAATTCGAAGTTGGTCGCTTTGCTTATCGGTGACCCGGAATCCCCCGTCACCGGGTCTGTTTGGTCGGGCCTCAACAGCAAGCACGTGACCTCTCAAGCTCCGTTCCGTCCGGCCAAGGCGGTGGAAGCATGAGCAATCGTATCGTCCAATTGCCTCCGATCGAATCTTTCGGCCATCTCACGCCCGACAAGTGGCTGCTCCTGAAAACAGAGGAAATCAAGGCGGCTTGTCTGGCAATCATGCCCTATGTGATGGCCCAGCCGTCACGACAGGTGTTCGATTTCCTCACGAAGGCAACCGGCGCATATCCCGGCCAGGAAATCGTGCGGAAGGTCATCGAGGCAATGCAAAGAAAGGCAACGGAAGAATGAATCTTTTAGATGAAACCAAGAGTGCGATCTCACGAAGCAAGCATTCGACCGATGACGTTCGATTCGTCGGCTCCCGCGACGAGAAGCTGGGAATTCCGTGGAGTCAGGCCGAAAAGGTGCTCGACATCGATTACGACGACGGATACGGCGGTCAGGAGATAGCCGCCGATCTGGTCGTGGCGTTCACGGATGGCGGGTTCCTGCGCCGCGAGGAATACGACGGCAGCGAATGGTGGGAGTACGAGCCACCGTTCAGAGTCCCGACACCGCAGAAGCCGTTCAAACTCGTGAAGCTGACCAGCTATTCCACACAGTTGCTTGTGGACATCAATTACCCGATGGAGGCAACGGAAGAATGAACAATCTTATCCACTGCGATATGTGCGGCTACCTCATGACCAAACGTTGGAGCGAAACCATTGACGGTAAGACGTATTGCCGTGATTGCGTTCCGAAGAAGCGTCTCCTCGATTCGGGCGAGCCGACCGAGTTCGATGATACCGACGAAATCGTATGCCCTTACTGCGGGCACCGATACGAAGATTCGTATGAATGCGGCGGCAATGACGAATACTTCGAGGAGGAGTGCGAGGACTGCGGACGAGAGTTCAACGTGACTCGCATCATCGACATCAGCTATGACACCAAGCCGAAGGAGGCAACGGAAGAATGAGCGACATGAGAACCTTCATCAAGGTTGAGCACAGTCGTTTCACTTTGATTTTGCGCAAAGGAATGCTCCCGTTCCACTGGATTGCGGAATCCCACGTCTACCCGGACAAAGGTTATGTCACGGCGGTACGCGAATGCACCAACTACGGCGCTGTATGGGCGTTGAGCAGTAGTGGCGCTCTCGATCAGGTCATGCCCTCGATCTGGGAGGACATCAAATGGTTGGACGAAAGGATGAACTGATGCGTGTGCATCGTCCGAGACTACAAAAACCAAACCGAAGGAGGCAACGGAAGAATGAGCGCTACTATTCTTGATCCCGCGTGCGGTGGACGCATGTTCTGGTTCGACAAGCATGACCCGCGCGTGCTGTTCGGCGACTGCCGCGACGAATCATGGGAGTTGTGCGACGGACGCCGCTTCGATGTGAAACCCGATCAGCTGATGGACTACCGTCATCTGCCATTCCCTGACGACTCGTTCCGGCTCGTGGTGCTCGACCCACCGCACATCAGACACGGAGGGCGCACCTCGTACATGGTGCGCAAGTACGGGCTTCTGGACGAGCATGGCTGGCCCGATGACCTCACGAGCATGTTCGCCGAGTGCTTCAGGGTGCTGGAGCCGTCCGGCATCCTGATCTTCAAATGGAACGAGACGCAGATCCCCGTATCCCAAGTATTGGCCTGCACCCCGCAACATCCTCTGTTCGGCAACAAACAACCGAAACAGACCGGCACCCATTGGATCGTATTCATGAAGGAGGCACTTGATGAAATTCCACAGGATTAGCCCGTGTCCTCGTTGTGGGGGCAAGGTCAGGGCGAAGTGGGAGCGGGACGAAGTACTGGCTTTGCCTGAATACACGTTCTTTATCGTGATGTTCCGCTGCACTGCCTGCGGGCTCAGCCTCGATGGAGGTTGTTCTCGGAAGCCAGCTCCATATCAGTTGCAACGCAGCATCGTCGTATGGAACCGCGTCTGCAACGGTGATAAATGCTTCACGTTGCTCTACAAGATTCTGGCAGGCGGACGATGAGCGGGACACGGCAGTATCACCGACTTTCGGCCGAGACGTTGGACACGCTTCTGAGGCTTATCTCTGAGGATGAGTTGACACCGAAGCAGATTGCGGAGCGTGCCGGAGTGCCGCGCCAAAAGGTCTACGAGTATCGCAAGAAGCTCAAGGACCGCAGGAAGAGTGCGCCGTTGACCGACATCTCCACGCTCGTGATTCACCAGCGAGTCGTATTCCGCCCGGACGCGACCATCGAGAACCCGGAGGATGTGAACGGGCCGAGTTTCATCGACCCGGACAGCGGCTTCGACTGTTCTCGATGCGGACAGTCCATGAGCCGTGACTGGTTCACCATCCAGGGCAACCTCATCAAACCGGATTTCGGCTATTGTCCCGGCTGCGGCGGCGTGGCCACTCCTTACAGGGATGACACGATAAACCCCGATGCAAGGGAGGCGGGCGATGAGTGACGTGCAGAAGATTATCCACGATGAGATCGTCAAGTGCTCCACGTATGGGGTGGGCGACGATTTCGACACGGGACGTATGGCGGGTCTCTCGTTCGCGTTGCATCGCGTGGTCGAGGCTGACAGAGAGAACCGTACCGGCTGCAAGCATTTCGATCTGCACAATCCCGGACAAAAGGAGATGAACCTTGAGCATTGAGACGGAATCGTTCGACTTGACCTTTGGCAGCATCCACTATGCCGGCACGAGGCTCACTATCCCGATTGACGATGACGAATACATGGTTTATCGGGTAGAGATCGCCAATCATCGGCGTGGCTCTTCCAGCTTGGTGACGTTTCACCTCGACCGGGACGACTCCCGCCCGGAGCACAAGACCGTTGGCCAATCTGCAAGCGCTTATCTGAGCGTGGACGAGGCGAAACAAATCATGCAGGCACTGCAACAGGCAATCAAGGAGGCGGACGATGAGTGACAAGGCGATGCCGTTGGGCAGGAAGTTCAAGGTCCGGTTGACCATCACGCCGGAGGAAACCGGAACGCCCGTGGACATGCTGGGATTCACGTTCACCAGCGGGCGGAGCGGGCATACGACACTGAACGCACAGTACAGCAACATTCCCAAACTGGTTGACGACGGGCTCGACTCACTGTCGATTCTTGTGATCTTCAAAACACTGGAGATGTGGGCCCAGAAGGGATATGAGCTGTGCCAGCCCATCGTTCAACGATTTTACGGAGGCAGACGATGAGCTATAAGGCGAAGATATTCACCCGCGAGGAGTTTCGAGAGGTCGTCGCAGCCGCCATCTACGACTACGAACAAGCGCCCGCGAAATGCCTCTACACGACCAAGGATGCGGCAGACCAACTCTACGGCCATTACGGCGAGGAAACCGAGGTGGAGGAATGAAACCACGAGTGTATGACGATTTGGTCCAATCCGCCGTCGAATTGAGTTGCTTCGGTACAGGCCAGTCAACCATCGAGGAAGGCCGCGAAGCCTACCAGGAATGGCTTAAAGAACACGACCGGCAGATAGCCGAGAGAGCATGGGCCGAAGGCTTCAACGCCGCCGCATCGGAATCATTCAACGACCCACACAACCCATACAGGAGGAAGGAATCATGAGGAAACCGTTTGCTGACTGGGACTTGGAAAATTTCTTCTACCGTGTGCTGCTCGCCTGCATGACGCTGTTCTTGGTGTTCGCTTTGGGGATCCTCTGCTTCGTCTGCTGGTCTTACGCCCAAACGCTATTACAGCCGGAGCAGACCATCAGCCAGCAGGTCGAAACCACAGGCGACGTGAAACGCCTGTGCATCGAGGCCAAAACCAACGGGCGCATCGACGCCATGAGCTGCCAGCTTATCGCCCCTATGAGCGGAGGCATCAAATGAGCTGGTTTGATGACTTCTACCGGATTGTTTGCAAAGGCGATGTGCGGGACTCCGATTTCATTCTCAACGGCGAACACTTTTACTGCCCCCAGTGCGGCAAACATCTGAAGGCCGCTACGGGAACGGTGAAGGGTTCCGCACAGAAACGCTACCGGTTCAAATGCGTTGACCGAATGCATTACCGCACGAAATGGCATGAGTCGTATCAGGCCGCGCTGATGGAAATGATTCAGACGTTCGAGAAAGGGGAAACCATATGAGCAAGGCCGCTAGCCGGGCTTGGCAGATGCTGATCGAGAACCCGAACCGTCCGGCCGAGGAGGTTCGCATAGCCACCGGTCTGAGAACCGATGTGATCGAGCAGATTCGCGGTGACGTGTTGAAACGTCTCAGGGACAACCCGGAGTTCTGATTATGCGTCCGAGTTATCTACCCGTCCAGTACGAGCATTGCCCGTATTGCGGAGGAATCATCAACGTCTTCGGGGGCTGCATGGATTGCCAGTTCCATGATGACCCGACTGAATGGTGGAGGGACGAATGAGCCGACAGAAAGCCAAAGGCACACTGCTTGAATCCAAGGTGGTCAACTATTTGCGCGCCCGATTGGGTGACAGCGAGCAGACGATACACCGTGAGGTGTTGCATGGCACGAAAGACCAGGGCGATATCACCGGTCTGCGTATCCACGGCCGGCCGGTCGTATTGGAGTGCAAAAACTACAGCACCTACGCTGGGAGACTCAAGGAGTGGATGCAGGAGGGTCGCACCGAGGCGGGTAACGCGGACGCACCTTACTGGTTCGTCGTGTTCAAGCAGAAGGGTCTCGGCTTGGACTCGCTGTCAAGCATGGACAACCAGCCCGTGCTTACCGACTTGAAGACCCTCGCATTGATAGCAGGACATGGAATCATCGAAGGAGACGAAGAATGAGCTACGACCTGTTCATAGTGGACAAGGATGTGCCGGAACCGGAATGGTTTGACGTATGCGAACGGGACGGCGAGCATGTGCGGACCGCTCATGGCCATTATTTCAACTACACGTATAATCTATCCGCGTTTTTCACCGATTACAAGGTCCATCCTAAGCATGACCTGGACGGGTTGACGGCCGGGGAGGCCGCAGCCCGTATCGACAAGGCGTTGAAAGACATCTACTTGGAACCATTGTATGTTTTGCGCGGCAAATACAATCCGCCGAACTATTGGGGCAGCGTGGACAGCGCCATCGCATGGTTGAAACTGATATACGACTATTGCCGGGAACACCCGGACTATATCGTGAGGGAACGCTCCTAAGGGGAAATGATGGAAGATAGGAAACTCGTTGATTTCGCCCGTTGGCTGAACGATCATCCGGGCGAATGGAATCTTTGGCCGTATCTCATTCCGATACAGGCCGACCGCAGGGATACCGTCGCATCGATGAGGCTTGTCATGGAACGCATCAAAAACCATCAGTACGACGAGTTCCGCGTGGACACCGTATTGCTCGAATACGAACTATTCAACGGTTTCATGGGCTTCGATAAGGGCAGCGTGCATGAAAACGGTCTCGCGTTGAAGATGAGGCTCAAAGCATGACCGCGCGGGGGGACGACCGGAAACTCATGCACTGGATAGCCTCACACGGATACACGGTGGTCAGGGCCACGACCGGCCACTGGAAAGTCTACGACAACGGCGTGCTGCTCACGGCGACGAGCGGCACGCCATCGGACTGGCGAAGCCGCCACAACTTCATCAAGACGTTCAGGAGACGATCATGCCAGACCCCGTGAACCCGGAACGGCTGCTGGAGGAGGCGGAATGAGCATCGTCGGCTTGGCGCATTTCATCGAACTGGCCGTGTTCTTCATCATCGGGATACAGGCGTTCCGCTACCTATTCAGGAAATGGAATATATCCCTATCCGATGAAGGCGGCGACGCGATGACGATCGTTGCCTTCAGCTTTGGATTGATAGCGGCTTTCGCAGCGCATGGCGTCTGCTGGGCGTTCATGCAAATGGTGTTCCCCGATTACACGTACTAGCTGATAGGAGCATGACAATGGTACGCAAAGGATACGTTCAACTGGTCAACAGCTTCTACATGAACCGTAAGGTACGCAAGCTCAGGCACACATGCCCGAGCGCAATAGGCGCGTTCACGATGATGCTTACTTTCTGCGGAGACAATCTTTCAGACGGACATATCAGCGAAGACGATGCGTTTTACGTGTTGGATATCACCGATTCAGAAATCGATGCGCTTTGCGAAGTCGGCATGATCGAGCCGGACGGGAACAACGGGTACTACATTCACGACTATCTCGCACACAATCGAAGCCGCGAACAGGTGCAGAAGAAGCGCGAAAGCAATGCTGAAAATTACCGAAAAGATAAAAACGAGGCGAAAACCTCCGATTCAGATAACTTTCAGACGGCTGAATCGCGTCTGAATCGGGACAAACACCAGAACACCAGAACACCAGAAGAATTATCTAAAGATAATTCAACTCCCCCTACCCCCTCGAAGCCGGACTTCGGTAATCTGCTTGACCGTATCGAGGCTTTCTATCCGACGAACAGGTTTGACGGGAAAACCTCCCAGTCCCGTATGCAGCTGGAGGTCGATTGGCCGAAGATCGTGAAAGCCGCTGGAGACTCCGACCCGAGCATGTTTCTCGAAGCCAAGGCTCGAGCGTATGCGGAGGCCACCGACGAGCAGTACGTGAAAACGTTCAGCCGGTTCATCGGCGGTGAACTGTACGCCCGCAACTGGGAGAAACCCAAGCCCGAAGCGCCGAAGCCACGACCAGGGCAACCGTTGAAATCCCGAAGCCAGCAGAACCTTGAGGCGAATCTGGCGAAAACATGGCAGTACATGACACCCGAGGAACGTGCAAGATACCAGCAGCAGGGAGGTTTCAATGCTCAGCAGGGGTGAGGCAGCAGCCGTATTGTCGCTTATCAACGCGCATCACGGCAACGCGCAATGGGATGACGTTCAGCTTGAAGCGTTCCATTCGGAACTGAGGACGGACATCACCGTCGCCGAGGCTCAGGAGGCGGTGAGACGCTTCTATGCGGAGAACGATACCGGCCGTTGGTGTGGTTCGGGTGACATCAACGCCATCGTCCGCCGACTGCGCGGCAAGGCGAAGCCCTCGGAGGCGGAGATCGCGCGTGAGTGCGATGCGCGGGGCTTGGAGGGTGACGCGGCGTGGCTGTACCGGCGTCAGCGCATGTTGGGCCGTCAACCCGAGGAGGCGGCTCGAATCACGGCCTCGAGTCGCAACCCGTTGGAGTTGGAGCCGGCGAAGCCGAAGCGGCGTACACCGGTACGGCATTTCCTCGGCGCGGGCGACTTGGGGTTGGGTGACATACTGCCGCGACACGCCGAACCACATTTGGAAAACTAGAGACGCCCGTGCATTATTGGTCTTGCTGACACGTCCGAAGCTCTTAATGAGTGAAGGTCTAGGTCAGTTTGTCTTTTTCCCCTGAAAACACGAGGCTCTGCCGCTATGACGGTTGCTGGCGGGAGATCGTGACCGACGCGCCGTCCATGCTCATCGGGCATGGGATACCCGAGAACCGGAGCCTGTTGTGCGCATGGCATGAACGCCAGCTCTCCAACGACCTGCAATGGTTGGAACGCAACCTGCCCGACCTGACCGAGTATCGCATCAACCGCGCCTACGGGCACAAGAACGGTGGCGGCGGGAACGCGGGCACGGCTCCAGCGCCCGTAAGGGAAACCCTGCACGACCTGCTGTACGCTGACGACGACCACGGTTATCCGGGCTTGCAAGGCACACTCTACGAGTGGGTGCGCAGCCTGAAACTGAACCTGCGTGAATCGGCGCCGCTGGCCGACATGGTTTACCGAATCGCCAATCACCCGAAACTCGACGAGCACCCGTCCACGCCCGTGTACGCGGAACCGGTTCACGGGCTGGTGCGCAAACTGCGTCGTTTCCTCACGGACGATGACGGGGAAACCGTGTTGTACGGGCCATGCCCCGCCAACGGGTGCCTGGGCCAGCTCTCCGGCTATGCGGACGCGGAGACGGCGAAATGCCCGCAATGCGGTTTCAGTATGCCGGTCGCCCTTATCAGGGCGGAACGGGTGAAGCGTCTCCTCCAATCGGAGGCGGTGAGAACCCGTGGCGAACTATTGGACATCATCAAGGCGTGCGGGATGCGCGTGAACCGCAGCACTTTGCGCAGTTGGATACATCGCGGCCAGTTGCCCCAGCAGGGCGAGGACTCGTACAGCAATCCGCTTTACAGGTTCAGTGATTTCTACCGGCTCACAACCGGATTGTCCGAGAACGCGGACGTGTGGGAGATCATGCAAGCCGCACAAAACCAATCCAAGGAAGGAGACAACCAATGAGCAGCCAGATTCAACCATTCGACTTCAGGGGCATTCAGGTGCGTGTCCTAACCGATGAACACGGCAACCCGTGGTTCCTTGGAGCGGACGTATGCACCATTCTCAGTACGGCCACCAACCATATTCGGGAATACCTCGATGCCGATGAAATCACCAATATCCGTAGTACGGATATTGCTCAGAACGGTGGCAAGGCACCCGTTTTCGTGTCCGAGTCCGGCCTGTACTCCCTCGTGTTACGCAGCCGCAAGCCCGAGGCTCGCGAGTTCAAACGCTGGGTGACGCATGAGGTGCTGCCATCGATTCGCAGGCATGGTGCGTACATGACCGAATCGACTTTGGAAAAGGCAGTCACCGAACCCGACTTCCTTATCCGACTTGCCACACAAATCAAACAGGAGCGGGCGGAAAAGGAGAAGGCCCAAGCACAGGTCGAACGGATGCGTCCCAAGGCATTGTTCGCTGACGCTGTGGAAACCTCGAAGACCAGCATCCTTGTGGGCGACTTGGCGAAAGTCCTGAAAGGCAATGGCGTGGATATTGGCGGCACTCGCTTGTTCGCGTGGCTGAGGGACAACGGATGGCTGATGAAAACCGGCAGCTCTCGCAACATGCCCACGCAGAAATCTATGGAATTGGGCTTGTTCGAGATCAAGGAAACCACCGTGGTTCACTCGGACGGTCACACGACCATCAACAAGACGCCGAAAGTCACGGGCAAAGGTCAGACGTTCTTCGTCAACAAGTTCCTCGGACACAGGGAGATTACTCAATGAGCATCAATCTTGGCACCACGGAAGTGGTATTGGGCTTGTATTCCAAGGCGCTTCAACTAGCCACGTTCACCGTGGAAGTCCCGGTGGTGGGCGAACTGGAACCGGGCAGCGTGTTTATAGGTGACGACATGCGACCATGCGCGCACGTGACCGTGATGCCGCCGCCCGACGGTTCCGTCGAAAAGGCCGTTGGAGCCGGTGTTGAAGCGTTTCAGAAGGCGTTCAACGAGTCGATGGAATCGAGGGGCATGTGAACCGGCTGAAACGACTGTTGCACTTGGAGGAGCCGGAACCGGTCGAAAAACCGGAACCTGAACCACCGGTAGTGGAACCATGCCCCATCTGCGGACTCGTACCCAAACTGAAGCATGTGTGCGTCACCCGCAACTACCGCGACTACTGGCTGGAAAAAGACTCGTGGCAGCTCTTGGAATGGTGCGATCACGTCGAAAGCATCCTTTCGTTCGCCTCGTTTTTTGAAGACGAGAGTGTTCAGAAGTGGAATACCGGTTGCAGACGGTTGAAGGCAGTGGTTGACGAGCCGGTTCCCGAATGCCCCGCCTGCGGGGAGAAACCCGTCGTGCAAACGGACTCGGAGTCGGACATCCCCCAGCTTGTCTGCTCATGCAACGAACTGTTGAGCAATGTGGAGATAACAAACGTCTATAAGCGCAAACGCGAGTGGATACGTCGCTGCAATGCGTTGAAACGCAAGCAGGACAACGTGAAAGACATGGAACAGCTTATCGGAGAAACACAATGAACGGACATTATTCGGTTATCACGAATTTCGGCTGTCATTGGACATGCCCTTACTGCATCGTCAGGGAAACCGGATTGAACGTGCCGGTGACCGACATGCAGGCCACGCTGCGGACCATCAGCCGTGAAAGCGAACGCCACCCCATGAGGTTCCTGAGCTTCAGCGGCGGCGGAGACCCCTGTTTCCCCATGCGCGAGCCGGAAGCATCGAAACGTGTCGCCTTCTACCGGGAGGCGATACACAGGGCCGGAGGCTGGCTCACGGAAACCGAGATGCACACCAGCTACTTCCAATGCGGACGCAACGTGGCTCAGGTCATGCAGCAGATCAGGTTCAGCCGCGTAGTGTATCACATGCGGCCCACGAGCTTGTCCGATGACGTGGCGTTGGCATTGCCCCGCAAATGGTTCGACCGTCAGAAGGTGCGTGTCGTGTACGTGGTCACCCCCGATTTCACGCCGGAGCGTATCGACCGGATAGCCGATCTCGTGGCCGGCAACCACGTAGTCGATGAACTGTCGTTCAGGCAGAAGGTCAACCCCGACAACACCATCGACCACACGTGCGAGGAGTATCTGAAGGCCGGCCATCAAAACCGCTGGTGGTACATCCAACAGGATGATTACAACACGTACGTCGTGAACGACCGGCTTTACACACGATTCAGCGATATCGGCAAGGAGGACCACAGGTGAGCAAGAAGATTCGCGTCGCATGGGATGACCTGAAGCCCGGTGATCTGATTCACGTCAAAGGCAGCACGAACACGTATGTGTTTAAGGGCTGGTTTTTGGACGCAGCCAGCGTTGACCATCGTAAATCTGGCGCAGAAACCTACGTGATTACGAGGTCCAAAAACAATTCACCAGTAGATGTAGCCATTGTTGTCACTCACGACAATTTCGCGTACGCGACCCGTCCCGCACCAAAGAAGCCGCGTCCAAACATCGTGGAGCCGAAGGCACCGGGGGAATACTGGCTGCGTGTTCATGCGGGGGAATTGAACGGCTGGTATATGTGCATTCGCCGCCAATTCGACTCGATTAAGGACTCGTGGGATAAGCCCAGTGACCTCAGGGCATGGCAAACAGTCATGTGGGGCATTATTGCTTTCTCCCCGTGGCTGACGTGGCATGAAATGGTGGACGGCATGCATGTGTCTGAAGTGTTGACCGCTGAGGAATATTACATGCGCAAAGCCAAGGGGGAACTATGAAGACCATTCAGGCAGCAGACCTGTCACCTCGCATGCTGGGAAGAAAAGTCATCATACAGGTCGGCAAAAGCGTCATCAGGGGCATGATCGAACACATTGAAATCGACATGCGAACGGAATACACGTTCAATGAGTATCAAAAGCCAGGGAGCAGAATCATAACCCGTGAATATATGACCATTCCCACCGGAGAGATTCGCGTCACCGTCGGCGGTATTGATCTCAAACTCAACGACAATCACGTAATCACCGTGGCGGACTCATGAGCCAACCGATGACTCTACCCAGCCAGCTCAGGATCGTAAACAACAAGCTGACGGAACTGGGCAAGATCATGTACTACCAGCCTGACCTGTTCTGCAGTAGCGTCAGGCTCCAACAAGGCATGATCGGTTGCTGCAAGGCGTATCTCGGCTACATGAAATGGCACACGCTGACCGTCTCCCAGTATTTGACGGAGTCGAACTGGGGTATGAGACGTGCCCGCGCAAGCTGCTGCCTCACCAAACAAGCATATCGTGCCGCTTATGGCCTGCCCGACTTGGAGCGCAGGGCGGACACCCTGTACTGGATGCGGAGGCTCCACTAGTGGAACCAGTGCCAATCATCTTGTTCATGCTCCTATTGGGAGCCGTCGCTATTATCGAGAATCGGAGGAAACATTGACCGAGGAAACAATGAACAGCATGACTAAGGGAACCATTTTTACGGCTGGCTCATTAGGCGATTTGCCTGATTTCAACCAGTGGCCTATATGGTTCACGCCGAAACTGATTCTGATTATCAACCATGCGTGCCGTAGGTTCATCACACGTTACGCAAAAGGCGTGGACGGTAAAATCGTTCAGCGTTTCTATCGCGCACTGAGGGACGCATGGCTTCGGGGATACATGACCCCTATAGAGGCATGGGCGGAGTTTTACGTATTCGTAGCGCATTTCCACCGCCACTACCTGCTGTGATAGGAATGCCGTCCTAGTGTGCTTCCATGAGAGGCAGTGACGGCTTCTAACACGTCCATTATGGACTAAACCAGCGAAAAAGCAATAAAAAATTCCTTTTCGCGGGTTTAGACGAAGCAGAACCATGTTTTCGTATAATCAGGCCCACTTTTCACGGTTATTCGTTATTATTCTCCAACGCCTTGGTCACGGTCACGGTTGCGTTATCAGTGACAGACAATCGACCCATGTCGTAGTAATCAACCATTTCCCTGCTGCTCCACCCGCCAGAAGCCATGATCTGGATATCCGGCACGCCTTCCTCGCGGGCGAGGGTGGCGAAGGTGCGGCGTAATGAATGACTGGTGATACGTTCCGGGCAACCTGCCTCATGGCCCAATCTGACCACGACGGACAGAATCTGAGGCTGCGTTACCCTGACTCCCCCACGGACGAACATAGGCCCGCTCTTCCTGTTCCTACATGCCCGTTCAAGGGCACGCGAGGTCCGGTCACTGATGGCGAGATTCTGCATCCAATCATATTTTCGATGCACTCGTACCGTTTCCACGGACTCGTGCTTATGCCAATCCTCGATATCCAGATTCAGGGTTTCGCCCACGCGCGTACCGTTCAACAGCATGAGGCAGCAGCAGCCGGGCACGAAATCATCAGGATGTGATTCCGCGAGCATGAGGAACCGTTGCGCCTCGTCACGAGTCAGCCACGAACCCTGAGACCAGTGACGGGTAGGGGGACGTTTCACATGCAATCCGGGGTTCCGGTCAAGATACCCCTCCTCGTAGAGGTACCTGTAATACGAGCAGATCGTTGAATACACGGTTTTGAGGGTGCCTTTCGACAGTCCTTGGCTTCTCAGCCAGGTACCGTACATTTCGATATGCACCCTTTTGACGTCCAACGGTTTCAACTCATATATGGCGCACCATTCGAACCATTTCTCCATAATGCGCCTGTACTTGCCGCGACTGGCATCAGGTGCAGTCGCCAGATACTCCTCGGCCAGAGCTTCGGCATCCGGGCGAGTCAACAGGTTACGCACCAAAGGCAGAATACCAGTCATGCTTCTACCTTCGCCAGTTGACGGTCGATATCGGCTATACGCTCCATGAGCCGCTGGCGTTCCGTCCTGAGCGCTATGAGCGGGGAGCCGTCAATCAGCTCGTATTTGGACTTGTCCAATAGGTCAAGCGCAGTCGCGGGCAAGTCACGAATCTCCAATATCACGTCGTCGCATTCCCCGACCTGCGGGTACTTCACACTGCCTCCAGATGGGGCGAACTCTCCTTTAACAATGACGACGTTGTTGGCGAGCCGTACCTCGTAATCACGGCCCGGACGGTGGGCCACGCAACGTCCGGCCACGCGAATCTCTTCTCCGGCATAGTAGTCGTCCGCATTAACGCGAATCGATACCGTGTCGCCGCTACCGTCCGACCAGCCCCATAGTTCGGCGGCGAGCTGTTCCACTCTTTCGCGGTCTCTCGCGTCGAATTTCCATGAACGTGTGGCCGCATCCCATTTGCCGCCGATGGCCTTCGCCTTCTTCGGACAATCGGGATGATATGGGCTGACCAGTCTGACGCCATCACCCGTGGTTACGATGTTCACATCCTGCATGATGATTTTCCTCCTTATGGAGGCTTGTGCTACGCTGCATAAGCCTCCAATTAATTGCTTTCAGAGATAATTGATTGATAAAGGCTGGTGTCGGACGTGAGCTAGACGTCCGGCACCGTTTTCCCACCGTTTCAGTCACTGGAATGACGATCCGCCTCATATTCCCTGCACAGGTCGGTAGCGAACTTGGCGAGATTATCGGGGGCAAGCACATAGTTCTCCCCGCTCTCCCCCGCCTCGTCATAGTATTTCCACACCTCATGCAAGGCGGCTCTCATACGTTCAGCGTCCATTGATTACCTCCTGATTCCAGTCCAACATGTCAGCGGCCAACCATTGCCCGCCGCCTGAAGCATTGGCGTACAGCCAAGCCCGATATGAGATTCGAGCCGCCTTATCGCGCTTTACCCATGCCTGAAGCCACATGAGACGCAACCTCCAGCCGGGTATGCGCCGCCACAGTTCCGTGTTCGTGGCCGGGTCGAAACGCTCATAACGGTAGACAGCGGTAATCATTTCGACTCCTTGGGATCAAGTTCCGTACCATCCTGGCGACTGGCGGCGAACACGTCACTGCCGATATCGTCAACGTCGTATAGGTCGCCGTCACCGTTCTCCTCTACCCAATCGCACAGTTCGGCGAAGGTCAATCCCTTGGGAGCCTTGACCTGACGGTATTCAACTGTCGTGACATGCTGGGAGATACGGTAGGTCTCCATACCGTCGTCTTCCGCCATCGCGGCGAAAAACTTCAAGCTGGCGCGGACCTTGCGCATACGACTGTACGCCGTATCGACAGGCACAAGGTCATTCATCATCTGGGCCACGTCATCGTCGGCGTCATAGCCGCCGTCCGCAAGCTCCCTCAACTGGTTTTGCACGTGCTCCAGCGAATCCCATTCGATGAAAAACTCACGGCCGGACGGCAACCCATCAACCTTATATCCATCCAATACCCACAGGACCCGCGCCTCGGGCATGCCCCGCACCTTTTGGCGTACATCCCCCAGTCCCGAGCTCTCAATCAACGCCTGCAAATTCTCCAACTTGTCTTCCATGACAAAACCTTCCTTTGTATTGTCCCGTAAAACGATTGACGGGACAATAGACCACTCCAGAGTCCCGTCTAAATGCTGATTTATATGAAAACCGCACCATAGAAAGCCCATAGTACGGTTCTAAATGATGGTTTATATAAGAACAGCCCCATAGAACAAGTCCATGAGGCCATGAAAACGATAACGGCTATACGCTCCGCCTGTATGGTGGAATATCCAACGTGGCTTGAAGCCCGTCGTTGACATGCTCGGCATCCCTCAACGAGAGGCGTCCGAACCATCGCAACAGTTCGCTCTTGTTGAAATAGAAGCGTTGCGAACAGCGCACGAGCGACGGCTTCGCCAGTCCCTCGGCTTTCCAGTCAAGCAGTGGAACGTCGCCGGCCTCATCCCAATCAGTGTTGCCGGTTATCTTCGCCACAATGCCCGACACCAGATCACCGTCAACCTCGGTGATTACCACGGGACGCGGCTTGCCGATACCGGGATGGTCGGGAAACTCCACCCACATCAGCCACACGTCATACAGACGCGGTTCACTTGGCGTACTGGTCATAGACGCTATCCTCCGAATCATCCCAATCGGCGGGCAGTATCACATGACCCTTCTCCGAACGCTCGAACATGTAGGCATTGTGAACAGGCGGCACCGGATAGCCGTCAGGCGTGTGCCGCGTCGGCTTGAACGGCAACCCGTTGTCCACCAAAGACTGGCGTAAAAACATGTTGACTGCGGTGCTCAGGCTCATGCCCATGGAATCGTAGAGCGCGGCGGCACGCGCCTTGACATCATCATCAATATTGGCGACCAGCTTACCCATAATAAACCTCCTTAACGGTTAACAGATGGTATCAATCATATACCATATTGGGATAGAATAGTATCCGAATTTTTACTAGTAGATGTAAATCTCACCCGCCTTGTGTTTCCACCCGTCCGGCGCGTCAGGGAACGCCTTGCGCCATTCAGGTGTCAGAGATCCAAGCAAATCGGCGTAATCATCAAACGAGAACACGTCTTCATACTGTGCCTCAATATCGTGTGCCACGCCGTCCAGTTCGCCCAACATATTCATGAACTGTTGGGTTTCGCCATCGGGATACACGTATTGGGTGAGCATAAGGTTACTCCGCCAGTCGTCCAAGTATTCTCGGACGCGGTAATCGATCAACGTAAGTTTGATAGTGGCGCTCATAATAATCTCCTAAAAAAATATTGATTTGGTTTGTAGAAAAATGGGTTGCCGTCCAGCGGAAGTGAGGGAAAAACACCGGACGGCAAGAACTTAGAACAGCGGCAATGCAAACCGCTTGTCGGGTAAATCGGTGGCGTTCAACGCCGCCAGAATCAGATCGGACGTATGCAATGGAATGTTGGCACGCACGGCCGCGATATTCTCGGCAGTGTAGGCGCAACCGGACGATTCCAGCACCTCACGAATCTTCGCCGTGGATATCCTGACTTCCATCACAGTACTCCCAGCAAATCATCGATAAGCATGGCGATAGCGGTTTGATAACGCTGATACGTGGTGGAATAGGCGCAGTCGTAAACCTCACGCGCTCTCTTATCCAGCACGTCCAACGTGAAACCGCTATCAGCGGTCAAACGTTCCATTTCATCATTGTCAGGCGGCGTACTGGGCATACAGCCGACACCCTCCAGGGTATCGATCGCACGCCTACGTAAGTCATCCGTGAAACCATGCTGACCGTCGAACACGGCGGATAGCTCATCTTCGTTGTCATCAGCCATTTCCCACGCCGACTTCAACAACAGTCGCGTGGCCTTGTCTCTCAGCTCGCTCATGTCACGCCGCCTTAGCCCACAGGTCACGGGCGACGGCCACGTAATCGGCCACCGCCTTTTCCAGCACATTGTCACTCCCCCGCTCATAACGTGCGCGGTAGGCGACAACGCATTTGCCGTTGGCCGAAGCAACATAGGCCACCTTGCGGCCCTTGCTGGTACGGAAGTGACGGATATGGCCCAAACCTTGCAATTCGGGGCATTCCTTAGCCATCATCAGATCAGGCATCGTGCAATAGGAAACGGCGAACGTGTTGACCTTCGGCGGTACTTCGGGAATCTCCTGCGTATCCGGCGCGGGTTCATCATCCATAAACTCGTCTTCCAGAATCGCGTCCTCGGGCATGGGCACCGGCCAATGGATATTACTTGTGAAGCGTTCCTCCTCACACTCCCAGTTTGCATCGATCGATGGGTGCGCGACAATGCCGCCAACCGTTTTAGCGTCCATGCCTGTAGGCACCGGCACCGGCACCGTTTTCATGCGTTCGGAATCGGGTATGAGCATCCAACCATGCTCCAAATCGGTCTGGCTTGACCTCATGCCGTTGAGAAAATCCTCATACCTGACTCCCTTGGCCTGCACGTTCCACGCCGTACCCTGCGAAGTCTGGGACAACGACCAGACTCGCTTCACCTTAGCGTTCACGTACCGCACATCATATTTCGAACCGTCCTTGCGCAGTCGCACCCACATGCCGCTCACGGCATTCACGTTACGGGACGGGTCATTAACCAGCTTCTTCATTTCGATTACCTCATTTCACAGATTGATTCAGACTTGCACGCCATGCCTGTAGGCGTAATCGCCATACACGCAAGTGGCGGTGTCATGTGCGCCGTAAGGCGTGGAACACATCGGTGTCGGCTGGATAATCCCGACACCGCGAAGAACGAGAATGGCCGCGACTAGCGCGGCCACAAGCAGAACATGACGGACTCTCAACACTCGCCATCCTCAGTGGCTTCAGTGTAGAAAACGTCGTCCATCTGGTCATTATCGAAACGCTCATTGATGTAATCGGACAACGCTTCAACGTCGCCGTCGTTGTAGAGTCGGGCGATTCTTCCACACCCTACGCCGTTGCCTTCCAGCATGTAAGCGTCCTGGGCCCAGTAGGGTTCGCCTTTGAAAGCCGCGTTATATTCGGTTTCGGTGACATACCCGTAATCGCCCAGACGGTAGATGCCCTCATAAGGCTCGAAACCCTCATAGTCACCGAGCGGCAACAGTTTCGCGTCAACACGCTCCGCCATATCCGTAATATCCTTAGCGGTAATCATTTGTTTAGCTCCCTTAAAACAGCGGTGGCATGGCTTCAATGCCATGTCCCGAAACGATTGATTTAACGACGGACTCGCACCATATAGCCGCGTCCCTAGTGGTCGATCACGGCAATCACTCCGCGTAATACCTAGCCGGGTTATTCTGCATGTCAACACGCTGCCACGCCTCGACCAGTTCGACGGTGGGCGCGTACCGTTCGACAGCCGACAGGCTACCGTCGAACCGTGCGATCATCTCATTGTCGCAACCGATAACCGTGTCCGCCATGATATGACGCGCCTCTTTTGCCGTGATGGCCTCACGATGCCAGTTGCCATCAAAAACGTCGTCGGCAACCCAAGCGTCACGCTCAGCCCTCGAATCAAACACCATGAGATACCCCGGCCATGACCCGTCATCCCATTTTTTGCCGACACCGTAAGTCCAGTAGAAAGCGTAATGATAGCGTGCCATCATGCCACCTCGCCATCGAAGTGACGTTCGGCGGCTACCGCGTACAGCACGTCATGCATGGTGTCGGTACTGTAGCCGTTGATATTGGTGACAACTTGCAAAGTCTGCTCGGACACACCGTAATCATCTTTTAGCGCGTCCCACATTTCCTCGATAGACATTGTTGAATCTCCCTTGAATTGATGAAGCGCGGAGACAGCCGCGCGACTGAATGAACTTGGGCGGAGAATGCCGCCCGACATGTAAAAGGTCACAGCCACGGGTTACGCGCGAATACGCTCACCGTCATGGTGTCCTCATGAGCTTGGTACCCGTAACCGTCAGGCATATAGACGATATCCGTGTAAGGCGGTTCGCTCCCGTCGCCTGCACCGTCATGCCAGTAGCATTGCGGCAGGTCGGAACCGTCTTCGAGCTCGCAGTAAGGCGAGTTGACGGCAAGATTGTAGACGTCCTCAAATGTGTAGGATCGCGGCGCGGCCTGGGGCACCGACTGCGCCGGCGCGGCCTGTACCGACTGGCTGACAACCGGCGCGGCAACCGGCACCAACTCGTTAACCCGCGCTTGTACAGCGTCATAATTATCACCGAGAACGGCACGCCTCGCCTCACCGTCACCGTACTCACCACGGATAACAGCGGCGGCGAGAGCGTCAACATTCACCGGTTCCGGCTCACTGACCGGCTCGGATTCCGGCACGGGCACCGGAACCAGCACGTGAGGGGTAACGTCCTCACGGATAGGCTGAGTAGTCTCGGCGGCATTGGCCGGAACCGACACCATACCGCACAGGGCGGCGAACGCGGCAACAGCCGCAACAAACTTCTTACGCATGATAGTCCTCACTTCCATGTGAGGCAGTACACTGGGTACCGCCTCTATTGATTGCAGATAAAGGTCAGCCCCGCAAGCGCTACCAACACTTGCGGGGCATTTACGTTTGATACAACCGAGAGGAAACCGGGGACGAACCCCCGGCGCGATAGCGTGTTATCCGACGTTCAGCGTCAGCACTTCCACGCCATCAATCAGGACAATCACCCTAGGGTAATCGTCTATGATTAGCAGAGTATGGTATTCGCCGCAGCAATCGCAGCGCCATACGGTGCCGAGACCATATATCATGGTTAATATCCTCTCGGTTGTAGGATGACCCGCACGTTTGTGTGGGCCAAGTTCCGCAGGGGAACACGAAAGCCGCAAGTGCTGTGGACGCTTGCGGCTTTCGCTTTATGTCCCGAACGGAACAACCGAGGGGCCAAACGACCCAGTGCCTAGACTATGGGATAAACCCAGTGAGCTAGGCCAACTGTGTACAATGCCCACAGTCAGGCAAAGAATTGATTAGGGCGCACACCTAGCTTTCGCTAGTGTTTTCTTTTGGCTTGTCAGCCTCTAACAGCTTGCGAGGATTACTAACACGTAGAGCGTCACAGATAGCCAACGCATTGTCTAGCGTCATATTCCCGATGGATCTACGACCGGCTTCAAAGTCGGCAATACGACCTTGCGTCATGCCTACCTTGTTACCTAGCTGTTCTTGGGTATATCCTCGCTTCTGCCTTAATTCCCTAAGACTCATGGCTCACCTCACTCTGGTTCAGTGGGCCCAATTATACAATTTCAAACGTCCGGTTTAGCCGTCGCGCGGTTATCTCCCCGCGTCTGCCACTCTATCCAGTGGCGACGTTCATAGCGGGGACAATTCCATGCCGGATACCCGCTCACATTCCTCACTGACCTGTGATCAGATGTCGGGGACCTACCCGACGTTCGGTAACACTATTCAATTTTCAAACTCTCTATGTCGCTCGGGATAGCTCTCACCTATCGCCGGGGACTTCGTGCGCCGCTGGGGCTCGAACCCAGTACCCGCCTATCGGCGGCGCTGTCAGTAGTTGAGCTCGGCCCACACGCGGTCAAACTTGCGGTAGAGCTCGGCGGGGTATTCCTCGTTGTCGTCCATCTCGATACCGAGGGACATGGCCGTGAGGTCCAGCACGTTGTCATAGGTGCAGGGCTTGCATACCGTGGCTAGGTCCACCGCCGCCCTAAATGCTTTGGCTTTAATCTCCGTGGTGTTCATCTCGGGGTTCCTTTCTGTGTTCTCGTTTCGTTGTGGCTCCATCATAAGCAACCCCATAAGGGGATGTCAAATTGTACAATCACACCACCACATAAACCGTTGAAAACATTGACATTTATCGGCGTGTCGAAACCTGTGATTCACGACGAAAAATCGCGGGTATATACCTTATATACCCAATAAAGGCTTAACGAGAATATTCTCAATAAGAAATATCAAAAACAAAACCTGAGTCCACCACGCTCAACTCTCGAAAGTTGAGCCACGACACACCAAGATTGACAAACCACACCACACTGCTATCATTCTTCGCCCACACACGGGCACGACCACACAACAGCCAGGACAGCCCCACACCCACCACACACAGCACACGGCCACATCACGGCCACACGGATAGGGCTAGCCACGCCACGACCGCACGACCACACACACCACGCATAGGCACGCGCCGCCCACACACACCCATACGCACGCCCACGCACACACCCGCGCGACACCACCACCAACGAGTAGACACGCCCACATAGGGCCGGGAGGGGTACCCCCACCCAATAAAAAAACAAGGCCGCTAGGTGTCTGGTTTCGCCCGTGAATGCCGTTCCCAGACTTTTTTGAATTAGCGTGACATGGTGTGTCACACCAATGATTGCAACGGTTTTCGGGCTGTCGCCTTTTCTGGTTTCTGTGCAACGCTTGTTGCAACGCTTGGTATGAGTAGACTGTCGTGTAGATAGATTGTCGGGGATTGGAGCGAGGCTCAGGTTCCCGACATATTGTTATCCACCCCGCATGCCATTGGCGTCAGGGTTTTCTGTATTTGCCGCACCTTGAAATTGTCATCAATACAACTACTACTAATTAATGCGTAGGCCGTTGGCTCACGTGGGGTTGCATTGACGTCGTTTTCTTGAACCGGGTGCGGTTTGGATGGTTGGCAGAGTCCGGCTGATTGCAGCGGCTTGCTAAGCCGCCGAACGTCGTTTTGGCGTTCCGCGAGTTCGAATCTCGCACCATCCGCGAAGTATCGAGGGTCGCTCCCTTGATGCTTTATGAGGTTGGCTGAATAAACCCGGATTGCATGTATGCCGGGTTAAGGCTGCGTCACGGCTTAGCGGCACCCTTTAGCGGGGGAAGTGTGACGAGGAACGCTACAGCGGTACACGGTTAGTGCATCACATGCTCGGCGTTGGTGGTAAAACGCAATCCACCACCTCGAATCGGCGGTAGGCACGTGGAGTGCGCGTCGGCTGTAACCCGACTGCCTTTGGCAATGGGAGTTCGATTCTCTCTGCCGCCACAATCGCAATGTAGTGCCAAATATCTGGTTGTTAGGACTGGGGCTGAATACCTAGGGTGTCCCGGTCGCAGAGAACGTCGGGTAGCGCCCGGAGATCGTCGCATTATATTCGTGCGGCGCGTTGCGAGACTTGGAGAGGCCAGCCGATTGGCGGCGGCAACTGTTTCGAAAACAGTCTGCCCTGACGGGCGTGTGGGTTCGACTCCCACTCTCTCCGCGTGGACGGCTGGTCGGACGTCCTGGTGCGAAATATTACGACCTATATGCCCGTAGTTCAGTTGGTAGAACGACGGTCTCCAAAACCGCAGACGTGAGTTCGATTCTCACCGGGTATGCGATGCTGGTAGCTCAGTTGGCTAGAGCGTATGGCTACGGTCATAGGGTCGGTGGTTCGAGTCCACCCCGGCACTCACAACGCCTTCGAGAAGAGGCGCCTCTTGGCGGTGACAGCTTCTCGGTCATTGCCAGTCGCCGGCGGCGGCTTCATGCCATGCTGCACGGTAATAACTGAATAGCTCTCCCCTTGTGGGAGACGTGGCATTGTAGCTCAGTTTGGTGGAGCGGACGCCTCGTAAGCGTCAGGTCGCCGGTTCGAGTCCGGCCATTGCCTCTAGGTGCCGTCCGACCGCAGAACACGTCCTTTCTCTCGCTGCTTATGCTGCGCAACGGACGGCACCGTCCCCTTTATCAAGGAGTCGTCATGGCTTGGTCGAGTTCGAATCGCAGGGAACGGTTCAATCCGGGTTGGGAGCGGACTCGCAAGCTGATATTGGAGCGCGACCATCATCGCTGCCAGTGGCCGGTGACCGACGAGTTCGGTTTCACTCATATCTGTGGCCGTCCGGCCAATCAAGTGGATCACAAGGTTCGCAACCCGTCGCATGACGATGACTCCTCCGAGAACCTGCAATCCCTGTGCCAATACCATCACGAGCAGAAAACCTGTCAGGAGTCCGCCGAACAGCGTCGTAAGAACAGGGAGCGTCGGAAGGAAGAGGAATGGTATTCGCATCCGGCGTATCGACGGACTGTCTCGTAACGGGTTGCGGCGAGCTTGCCGCGGCCGATGGATTGTGTCGGAGTCATTACAATCGCAAGGCTTATTCCGGTAGGCCGGTGACGCCTATCCGCGCTCGGGTGTGTCCCATGTGCGGCATGGCGTTCCAATTGACCCGTTCCTCGAAGATTTTCTGCTCCCCTACTTGCCGTAAACGGTTTCAACGGTTTCGGGCGAAGCACCCGTATACGACGTTGGCCAGTGATCCTAATCCGATCATCGAATCGGAGCCGTTGACCCCGGAGCCGGTGCGGAGCATGACGTATGGGGCTTTCACGGAGGCTGACATCTGGGCGAAGTGCGATGGCACGTGCAGGGGTTGCGGCAAGCCGGTTTCAAAAGACATCGACAGTCCCGACGCTGGTACTCCCGCGTGGATTGTCCCGCCCGAGGACGGTGGGGACCCGTCGTTCGAGAATCGGGCGATTTTCCATTACAGGTGCGTGCGACGCCACGTCTGACGCGCCTTCTGCAGAACGAAGCCCGTCACGGGCCGAAAGCTGGTGAATCATCATGGTTGGGAATGGCAGGAAGGCCGCGAAACCCAAGACGGGTGGAGGCTATGCTTCCGAAGCGCCGCTGGATAAGGTGCCAGAGGATTGGACGTTCGAGGAGTTGGAGCCCATCGGCCCCGAACTGCCGGACGCTTCCGAACTGAATCTGCTCGATGGCGTGTGGAGCCCGTTCGTCCGTAAATACTATGACGCTTTCCGTCGTACCCCTCAGGCGCGCCAGTTGCGCACGAAATGGGAGTGGTGGAATTTCTTCTACAAGCTGGCCGTCATGGACAAGAGCATCAAGAAACGCTCCTATGACGGTCTGGCCCCGGAGATGCGCCAGTCCATGAACCAGTATGGTGATACCCCCGACGCTAAACGCAAACTGAAGATGGAGGAGTCGCAGGCCAACGACATGGCCGCTGGGATCGTGGGCTTCCAGATTCCCGATGACCCGAACAACGATTTCGATGATCGTGCGCGGGCGGTGCTCTGATGCATGACGTCATTCCCAAGCTGACAGCGAAGGACAGGCAGCGTTCGCTGGGCCGTCTGGCGGTGTGGTGGATTGAGACGTTCACGCTCATCGGGCGCGGAGACGCGAAGGGCATGCGTATCCGCCACTCCCCCGAATACTTCCAGTTCATCATCGACTGCTATGCGCTTGACCGTAATGGGCGGCGCAGGTTCGGACAGGTGTTCCTCGCACGTCCGAAAGGCTGCAACAAGAGCGGTTTCGCCGCCGAGATAGCGATGTTCGAGGCTTTCGGCCCGTGCCGGTTCGCTGGTTGGGCGAAAGGCGGGGAAACCTACACGTTTCTTGGCAAGACCTATACGTATCGCAAGGGCGAGCCGATGGGCCGTCCGGTGAAATCGCCGCTCGTGGTCTGCTTGGCTACAGCTGAGGAGCAGACTGGCGAGGTTTACGACACCATCTACTACAACTGCACCGAAGGCTATCTGCGATTTTTGGCCGGTGATGGCATGGACGCGGGCAAGACCCGTATCCTGTGGCCCAAGACCGGCATGGAGATTCGATACTCGACAGCCGCCGCGCGAAGCAAGGACGGTGGTCTGCAGACGTTCGTGTGCTTCGACGAGGTTCACCAGTACAACAACAAGCGTCTGCGTGACCTGTTCGACATCATGACCCAGAATCTCACGAAGCGTGGCGTCGCCGCAGACCCGTGGTATCTGATGACCACGACCATGTATCAGCCGGGCGAGGACAGCGTGGCCGAACGCGCGTTCAAGACCGCGCATGATCTCATGGAGGGCCGTCTGCGTGGCTGGGAGGACCTGCTGTTCGACCATCGTTACGCCGACTTGGCGTTGGATGATTTCGCCGACGACGAGAAGCTTGAGCATGCGATCTACGAGGCGTACGGTTCCGCGATGAAATCACCTGACGTCAAGGATTACATCTTCCTTCCCGATGGGCGCATGGTGCCGGTCGGCCCCGATGGGCGTTCCGCCGAAGGCTGGTCGTTGAGGGACGAGGGCGTGGAGCCCGGCCCCTCGAAGTACGGTTGGTGCGATCTGCGGCGAACCGTGAAGAAGATTCTCGACCCCGCATATGATCCGAACAACGCGATCAGGTTCTACTTGAACTCGCTGGCTTCCGCCGTGGATGCGTGGCTGACCGAGGACATGATCAAATCGCATGCGGTTCATCGTGACATTGTGGACAAGGCCATCGCCTCTCGTGACCTGAACCGGTTGAACGACGCTTGGCAGCAGGTGGTCTCCGACACCGATGAAATCACGTTGGGCTTCGATGGCTCCGTGTCCGATGATTCCACCGCGTTGGTGGGTTGCAGGGTGCGTGACGGCATGCTGTTCCTCATCAAATTGGAGCAGAAGCCGGACGGCCCTCAGGGCGCGAAATGGCGTGTTGACCGCGACAGCTTCGACGGCAGGGTGCGTTGGGTGTTCAACCATTACAACGTGGTCGGCATGTTCGCGGACACGGACGAATGGGAGCCGTACATCGCGCAATGGGAATTGGATTACGGTGACAGGCTTCAGGTGTATCCGAGGTCAAACGGCTCGCACATCCGCTTCCCGATGAACGGCTACAAGCGTGACGTGATGAGCGAACTGAAGACCATGCGCGCCGCGTTCAACGAGCCCATGAGAACCATATCCAAATACGACGAGCCCGATGTGACGAACATCCAACTGTTCGCCGACCCTCGGCTCATCGACCATTTCCGCAACGGACGCCGCAAGGACAAGCCCGAAGGATACCTCGTGTTCAAGGAGACCCCGAACAGCCCTCATAAGATCGACGCCGCCATGGCCGGGCTCCTCGCCTACCGTGCCCGCGACATCTACTTGGGTGCCGCCGTTTCCAACGAAGAGGAGTCGTTCGCCCCCGTGCGCGTCTGGTGAATCTGATGAAAGGAGGCCGCATTGGCCGAACTGCAGAGCCTTATCCCCGGCGACGAGGAGCCTGACGGCGATGCCATGCTGCTGACCCAGCTGGCGAACGGCCTCGTATCCCGTATTCCGACCCTATGCACGTTGAAGACGTTCTATGACGGCAAGGAGCAGGTGCCGGTCAAATCGATTCCGAAAAGCACCAACCAGTCCGGCTACGCGGTCTACCAGAGGTTCGTCTCCATCTGTCAATTGGATTTGGCGAAGGCCATCGCCGATGCGGTGATACACCGCCAGCGGCCCACCGGGTTCCGGCTCATCGCCGACAAGACGATGCGTTCCACTAAGGCGGACGACATGTGGTCTCAGTGCCGCATGGAATTGAAGAGCCGTCAGATGTTCCACGATCTCGCCGTATACGGCAACGCCTACGCACTGGTCAACAAGAACAAGCTGCCATCGCATATCACGGTGCTCAGCCCGTGGAACACGTACGTCTCCTCGGACGAGGATTCGGCGGTCAACTACTGGTACAAGGCCAGCGAGGGCTGCGAATATCTCGCCCTCTACCGTCTGATACGCAATGATGACGGCAGCGTGAAGGACGTCTACTGCCGCATCGCCTACAACGAGACCGACTCCCGAAGCCTCCTTGAAGAAGGCGACGAGGAGGAGATATACGGCATCGCCAACGACGATTCCAAGATTCATCCAACGCTGTCACCCACGTTCCAATGGGATGGCGGTGCGGAAAGCTCCTATGATTTCGCGGAGAAATGCGAATGCCTTCCCATCGTGCGCATGCACGCGCCGGGCGGCAAGGGCCAGTTCGAGCCGCATATCCCTACATTGGGCAGCATCGACCAGCAGCGTTTCCAGCGTTTCTGCATTCAGGAATTGCAGGCGTTCAAGCAGCGTGCCGTGTCGATGAGCAACATGCCTCAGTTCTACAAGGAGTCCGACCCGCAGGTTCGTGACGGTTTGGCTCAGGCCGGAGACCGTATCGACTACAAGGATCTGTTCCAGCAGGGGCCCGACGCATTGTGGCTGGTTCCCGGTGACGCGAAGTTCTGGGAGTCCGGCGTCACGGACATCAACCCGCTCATCACCGCCGTGGCTTCCGACATCAAGCATCTCGCCGCCTCCTCCGGCACCCCGTTGGATATTCTCAGCCCGGACGTTTCCGGCAGCGCGGAAGGCGCACAGCTCAAGCGCGAGGGTCTGGTGTTCAAGGTCGAGGACATGAACGCGCGTGCCAATGACGGGTTCACCCGTCTCATGCGCATGGCGTTGGAGGCCGATGGCAACAGCGCCGCCGGCGAACGGTTCGAGACCGTGTGGAAGCCCATCAACCCTCCATCACAGTTGGAGCAGGCTCAGGCCGCGAACTATTCGAAGGGCATTCTTCCCGTCAAGACGAACATGCGCCGCAGCTACGGCATGACCGAGATCGAGATAGCCGAGGCCATGCAGGACCTCATGGACACGCAGTTCGCTCAGGCCATGGCCTCCGAGAACGCGATGATCGAAGGCAAGACCTCCCAGCAGTCGGCGGGCGTCCTGCCCGACGAGACGGATTCTCTCGCGTTCACCGATACCACGAGTGAAAACGACGTGGTGCAGGCGGATGAGCCCCCGACCGTGGACGGTGAATGATGGCCGTTATGACCTTGGAGGTCGCATCCAACGCGCTCCAATCCTCACGTCAGAGGCTCGTCAACGAGTATGTGAGGCTGGCCCGCACCATGTGGCTCAGCCTCACGCCAGCCGACTGGTGGAACGACGCCGTGACCTACGGCGCAGCCGCGAGGCTCGCATTGCTGGAACTCGCCCTGATAGGCCAGGTGCGCAGGCTGGGAATCAGCTACGCTGACCAGACGCTGCGCATGGTGGGCGTCGCTCCCGCCGGCAATGTGCAGCAGCTCGTCTATCCGAGGGTCAACACCGACCCGTGGCTGGTGGCCGCACGCCCCGCAGAAGACTATCGCGGCGAGGCCGTCAAGAACCCCGGCATAAGGCCGGAAACATGGCCCAAGAAGGGTGATGAGCTGTTCGATGAGGTCAACAAGTGGCTGCAATCCGCGTTGCAGCGATTGCAGACCAACGTGTGGGACAACGTGGAACGGGCCTCCACCGACGCCACATTGGGCCGGTATCGCGGCAGCAAGGTGCTCGAATACCGCAGGGTGCTTCATCCGGAGCTTTCCCGTTCCGGTTCGTGCGGCCTGTGCATAGCCGCCGCAGACCGATGGTATTCGACCGCAGCCCTGCTCCCCCTGCACGCGAACTGCAAGTGCGGCGTCGCCCCTGCGGGCTCCGACTACGATCCCGGATTCCAATTGAACTCCGACGATCTCAAAAAGCTCTACGAACAGGCCGGAGGCACCACGGCGGCGGCGTTGAAGAACGTGAGGGTCAAGACCATCACGCACGGCGAACTCGGCCCGATCCTCATGGCGCAGGACGCGAGGGATACGCCGAACCCGGTTCCCGGCAAGGATTCCGACAAGTGGACCACGCCGGACCGGAAAACCACGCTCCAACAGTTCCAGCGGATGAAGGACCGTGCGATCGAGTTCTCCAAACGCTACAAGCAGGTGTCCGACACCGGCAAGGAAGTCCACTTCAGATACGAGGGCCGAACCTACAGGTTCAAGCCGTCGATCCATCTGAGGCAATCATGGGCATACCAACGTGCCCTGCTCAACCAAGTGCAGTCGATGCTCGGCACCGCTGCCTAACCAAGAAAGGCCATCATGGCTAACAATCAGGAGAATCAGACCGTCACGGACGGTTCTCAGAACGCCGGTCAGACCGTCACGGCCAATACCGGTACGGATTACATCGCGAACAGCTCGATCACTGGTCCCATCACCGCTTCCAATCTCGCCGCCAATAGCGTGACCCACCAGAGCATCATCGCCAACGCAGTGACCACCGAGAAACTTGCCGCGAACAGTGTCGATGAGACGGAAAACGGCCCCGACTGGAAGGCATTGTCCCGTAAGCACGAGAAGCAGGCCAAGGACAACTACGAGCAGCTTCGCAAGACCGAAGCCGCCTACGAGGAGTCCCAGAGCCAGCTGCATGACTTGCAGGTGGAAAACGCGCGCATGAAGGCCCAGAAGGCCCACCCGCAGATCAGCGATGACGTGTTCGCCCTGTGCGGTGAGACCGAACCGGAGAAGATTTCCGAATGGGCCGAAAAATACGCGGCACTCAATCCAGTTACGTCTCCGGTGAAGGCAGAACCTGTGCGGGAGAAGGCCGAACAAGGGGCACGTACCCGTGGCGAGGGAGACCCGAAGATTCGTTCCGGCTCGTTCGCGGACGGATACGCCGCCGCCAAGGCACGTCAGGAGCAGAGGCGCCAAGCCCGCTCCGCCAAGTAACCACAAACATTCAATCGAAAGGAAAAGCACATGGCATACGAGAATGTGCGCTCCACCGGCATCGTGACCGTGGAGGAGAACAACGAGTGGCGTTTCGGCAACCACACCGATGACGGCACCGTGAGCGTCACCCTCGACCTGTCCACGTTCAACGTGAACGACAAGACGAAGCGCGACAAATACCTGACCGGCCTGGGCGACAAGGCCACGACCATCTGGATCAAGAGCGGCATCCCGCTGGCCAAGATCACCGCCAGCGGCGAATACGGCCCGTATGACCCGAATGCTACCGATGGCCGTCAGAACAAGATCGCCGGCCTGCTGGAAAGCATGGTGGAGATCAGCGTCACGTTCGGCGGCTGGGATGTGGTCAACGGTGCGAACGTCGGCATGCGCTACCGTGGTGACATCATCAAGAGCAAGCTGCCGGTCGTTCCCGCCGACGGCGCGGTGTGGGGCGGCAGCTTCTTCGACATCGAGGACGATACCGTCACCCCGCTGTCCAACGCTTCGGCCACCTCCAACATCACGGTTCCAGCAACGGTCACCGCGGCGAACATCACCGACGCCTCCACCGTCGGCCGCAGCATCCTGACCGCCAACGATGCCGCCGCAGCTCGCACCGCCATCGGCGCCGGCACCGGCAACTCGAATTTCGACGGCTCCTACAACAGCCTGAAGGACAAGCCGACGATTCCCCCCGCCTACACGCTGCCCGCCGCCACGGCGAACGCGCTCGGCGGCGTCAAGCAGGTGACCATCGCGGCGGGCGCCAGCGCGGCGGACATCGTGACCGCACTCAAGACAGCCGGCATCGCCAAGTAACCAATCCAACAACCCTTATAAGCCCGCCCATTGTGGCGGGCTTTCGTATATCTGAAAGGAACCCTCAATGAGTGGAACCCTGGAAAAGAACATCATCAGCCCGTCCGAGGCGTCGGGTGTGGTGCAGTCCGGCTTCGATTTCATCGACGGCCTGCTGCCGTTCGGCTCCGTGTTCCCCGTCAAGTCGAATGACGGCAAGGACACGGTGACGTGGCAGAAGATCATCCCGCCGAAGGAGACCGACGCCATGAAGTTCCGCGCCTGGGACGCGGAGGCCGCTCACGGCAAGACCGTCGCCCAGTCCGGCGAGAACTACACGGGCCTTATCCCGCTGTCGAAGATGGGCCACATCTCCGAACGCGACGTCATCAACCACACGGGCGATTCCACGTGGCTGCATGACAAGGCCGTGGAAATCCTCACCCAGTTGGGCCAGGAAGCCGCCGTACGCATCGAACTGGCCCGCATCGCCGCCATGGTGGACGCGAAGATCACCGTCGAGGAGAACGGCCTGAAGGCCAACACGTGGACGTTCGACCGTCCGACCAGCATCTCCAAGCTCACTCCCGCCAAAGTCTGGTCGGACGTGAAGTCCGATCCGGTCACCGACGTGCAGAAGTGGGTGGACGCCATCAAGAAGGAGCGTGGCCGTACTCCGGGTGCCGCGCTGACCACCAGCAAGGTCATCGACGCGCTGCGCACCAACGAGTCGTTCATCACCGAATACACGGGCGTTTCCCTTGCCAATTCGAAGCCGCGCCTGACCCGCGCCGAAGTGCTGGACGTGCTGCGTACCGCCTGCGGCCTCGCCGACGTGCGCATGATCGACGTGCTGTACACCGATCTCGAGGTCAACAACGGCTTCAAGATGCCGGTGGACACGAACACGCTGATCCCCAACGGCACGTTCATCATGTTCCCGTCGTACAACGACACGGGTCTCGGCTTCACCGCCTCCGGTCCGACCGCCGAAGGTCAGGACGCCGAATACGGCATCAACAAGAGCGTGAACGACGGTTTCATCGGAGCCATGTTCTCCGGCGGCGCTCCCGTCAAGTACGACCTGTGGGCCAACGGCACGATGATGCCGATCCTGCAGGAGGCCGTCAGCACCGCTAAGGCGTCCGTGCTCTGACAGTAAGGAGGGGCCGTGGCCTCCATCGATTCCATCGACTGGCTGAAATGGCTGCGCGTCAACGCGCTCGACCAGCCCGACCTTCTCCTTGACCGGTTTCCCAACGCCTGGCTGCTCAACGAGTGCAATATCGCCGCCGACATGGTTCAGGCCGAATGCCAGAACGCCGCCCCGCGCTACCAGAACGGCCTGCTGAAGGAGCGCACGATCGGCTACGTGGTGAGCCAGATGGTGCTGCGCATCGTCCGCTACCGGCAGTTCAAGACCGAAACGAACGGCTCCTATGGGTACACGAATTTCGACGCTCAGGACAATCCGCCCGGCAAGGACGGTTCCATGAACCTGTACGTGTCGAAACGCGAGAAGGCATTGCTGGAAGGCCATTCCGACTCGACGGGCCCGATTGGCACCGTGCATATTGGTCTCGACCGCGCCTACGGCATGTGAGGCGCCTATGGAGACCTATGACATGGGCCACCTTTACGACGGGGTGGATATCGACGAGCTTGGCGGAGGCCACCTGTATGACCGTACGGAGTTGACCGGCCATGGCGTCCGCCAATTGTTCGACACGGATTACGTGGTCGTGGTCAACCGCCGTCATGTGCAGGACGCGCATGGCGGCTACCACGAGCAGGTGGGCGACCCGGTGAAGGTCGTGTGCTCCGTGGAGGGCCGCGCCCAGCAGGCCGGCATGTTCTCCATCTCCGGAGCCGAGGATAAAAGCCCTTCCGGCCAGAACGGCGGCGGTCTGCAGGAGGTCACGCCCCTGCAGATTCTCGCACGCGAATGGCCCGGCGACATTCACTCCCGCATCTGGTACAAGGGCGACTGGTATGACGCCGACGGTTATCCGACATGGCGTGGCAGCGGCAGCGTGCTTTCCCAGCATTGGGAGGTTCGTTGCCGCCGCGTGGTCATCGGCGGCTACGTGCCCGGCGGAATTCCCGAACCCGAATGGTCGAAGGAGGTGGGCGCCAATGGGCCGCGTGACCATCAAACCGAGGATAGGCCGTGACATAGCGCTCATGTTCGGCCCCGGAATCACCCTCGAAGCAGCCGAGAAAGCGGCCGTCATGGTCAAGGCGCAGATGGGGGCCGGAACGGTCAACGACCGTAACCATGCCGTCGCCCGAGCGGACTTGTCGGATCGTATCGATGTCTCCATACGTCCCGGCCACGCTCAGGACCATCAGGTCGTGCTGAGCGTCAAGGGGCGCGAGGGAACGGAGATCGCCTCCGCATTGGAGTTCGGTTATGTCAACAATCGGGCCGGACGCCGTTTGGCGGGCATGCATTCCATGCGCAACGTGGCCTCGAAGCTGAAGGTGTAGGCCGTCATGGACAACATCTTCAAACATCTCGCCATCGACGTGCGCGAAAGCATCGACGCCGAACAGATCGTCTACGAGCTGCTGCAAAGGGAATACCCGAACGAGGATTGGACATCGGTCGCCGTCTACAGCGAAATCGACCTCGATCTGAACGCCGTGGCCGAGAATGGTCGCGTGATCCTCTACGAGGTGTCCCCCGGACAGCAGGTCGATAGGGGTTTGTGGCGGTTCACCGTGTCGTTCACCGTTCTCGCAGCCGACACGAACAATCCGAGCGGCCTCGCCCGCAACCTGTACCGCACCGTCATGGGGTGGCCGTTCGAGGAGAAAACCTCGGCGGGCAAGATCAGCCGAATCAACAGCATCGACCTTCCCCAGCGTCGCAGCGACGCCAAGGAGAACCAAGGCAAGAACATCAAGGAATACGGTTTCGACGCATCAATGGACGCGCGGGACCTCATCTGACCTACAGGGGTCGGCCACATGGCCGGCCCTTTTCTTTTACCCAAATCCAATATCCGAAAGGAACCATCATGGCTATTAACGGCGATGCGCTGCTTCAGGCCGCGCGAGGAACCGTGTTCACGGCCCCGGCCAAGACCGCCATCCCGACCGCCGGCGTCAAACAGTTTCTGTTGAACTCCGGTAGTGTGCAGGTCGGCACCGCGGACACTCTCGTTTGGGATAATCTCGGCCACACGTCCAATTCCAACAAGATCAGCTTCAGCAAGGACGGCGGCGACACCACCACCATCGACACGTGGCTGATGGCCGCCGCACGCACTTCCACCGAAGCCCCGACCATCACCGTCAGCGGCGCCAGCGTCCAGGGAGACAAGGCGACGTTGAAGAAGGTCACCGGCGGCTGGGATGGTGACCACGGCGGCGTGATCGTGCCCATCAAGCCGATCGTGCAGAAGCTCGCCCTGTTCGTCCTCGCCTACGACGACGGCGACAAACTGTCCTTCGGCCTGTACCTGCCGGAGACCGATTTCACGTTCGACACCATCGACCTGACCGGCGACGAGTTCGCCGAGTTCAGCTTCAACGCGGTGGTCAAGTCCACCGACGTCCTGAAGAAGGGCCCGAACGGTGAGACTGGAGGCTACGCGCTGTTCAGTCCGGAGGATTTCAAGTAGGGTCCGCAACCGTCCGTCCTGCGGATGGTGGAGACCCGCCGGCCACAGTCGAGGCTGGCAATGATATCCGGCTCGCGGGCCAGCCTTCCACTCTCGGCGGGGTGAAGCTGCCGACTCCCACCGCCTGACATTGATTCATCCCCATACGGTTCTCCTATCCGGGCCGTATGGGGGTTCTCCATTCACGGATAGGCTTCACGGATAGGAGGACGGCAATGACCGCCAAGAAAAACACCACCGAGGAACCAACTCAGAAGTTCCCCGAAACGTTCGAACAACTCGTCAAGGAATACCCGGAGCTCAACGGACTCCCGAAACTCGTCAGGGCATGTGACTTCAACGCGGGACAGTCCGCCGACTTCACCGTGCTCCTCACCCTTCTGGACACGCAGATGCCAAACCTTGACGGCAAGGACCCGATGGACGCGGCTCTGGTCATCGCCCGCGTCGTATCCATCTCCAACGACTTCTACAAGGGTCTCGCCACGGACAAGAAAGCCTACGAGAAGTGGGCCACGGGCCGTGACGGCAACGTCCTGTTCTCCGCGTTCCTGAACCTGAGCATGTTCTACCGGATCGAACTGGGAAAATCCGAAGCGTCGAGGAAGCCTACCGAAACTGCCCAGTCGAACTGACCTGCGACTTCAGACGCTTCTACAACCTTGATATGCCCGCCGCCATCCACAAATATGACGGCGGGTTCCTCGTAAGGCTCCTGCAGGGTTTGTCGGGTTATGACGAGTCCCTGTACCGCGAATGGCTGCTGAACCATCCCATGCAATCCGCAACCGCCGATGAGGGCGAATCACGACGCATGCTCTCCTATCACCGTTATTCGCAGGACACGAGCCTCCTGCTGGGCATCTTCAACCATGTGGGCGCGTTGACGTGCGGGCTCATGGAAACCAAGAACGGCAAGCACCCAGAGTTCACGCCGATCCTTCCCCCGGACACGGAACAGCCGGAAAAGCCGGTCGAGGCGAGCCTCGAGTCGATGAAGGCCCTGCTCTCCTCCCGATAACCGAAAAGAGGTTCACCAATGGCCGTATACGAGGGCGGTGCCGTTGGCATCAGCATCTACCCGGACACCAATGACTTCGGTGCGGAATTGCGCCGCAAGCTCGCACGTTACGCGGACGAAAGTCTCGACATTCCACTGAACGTGGACGTTGACGATGCGAGCTGGACCGCCACGAAACGGCGCATACAGTCCGATGACCTGACCAAGACGGTCGAGATTCGCGGTGACGATAAGACACTGCGGAAAATGGTCGATGGCATCAACGACCGTAAAATCTCTCCGAAGGTCGAACTCGACCAGGCGATGACCAGCCTCCGCAGGCTCGAAAAGGAGCTTGACGGAGTCCGCGGCAACGCGAAACGTATGGGCAAGGCCATCAAGACCGCATCCGACAACGGCTACCGATGGAAGGTGTCCGCCCGGTACGCGAAGCAGTATGGCCAGATTCTTTCCAAGCAGACCGCGTTGGAGAAGAAGTACGGCGCTCAGAGCGAACGGGTTCTGGGCAAGACCCGCAAGAACATTCGTCAGCTTCAGGACGCGATCCTCAAGTTCAAGCCACTCGGATCGAACGTCGTGGAGATGAACGAAGCGAATCTTGCGATCGCGCGAATCGACCGAGAGATAAAACGGCTGAGAGACGATCCGGACGCGAGGATACGCATCGACATCGACCGTTACGCGAAGGTCATCTCCGACCTCGAGAACGTGGCCCGCAAGACCGACGAGCTGAACCGCAAGGAAGCCCACGTCAAGTTCTACACGGACGGAGCCGACAAGCTCAAACGCGAACTGGACGACCTGCGCCGCCGTTACGTGAACCTGCCCCAGGAGATAGAGGACTCCTACAGGCAGGCCATCGACCGCATGAACACTGCCGGCCATCTCGCCGGACGTGACAAGGATTTCAAATATGTGGCCGACCTTGACCTCGATGTGAGCAAGGCCCGCCGCAAGGCCCGTGATTTCCAGAACGACCACGACAAGCTGGAAATGGACCTCGACCTGAAGTCGGCCGCGGCGTCCGCGCACCTCATGTACCTGACCCGTCCGCGCAGCGTGGAGATCTACGCAAGATTGCATGCCACGGACATGGGCAAGCTCATCGACGGCATGATCTACGGGGCCACCGGTCTGCGCGGCGTCAACAACCAGTTCCAGCGATTGGTGAACCTGTTCGACACGTTGGATACGAAGGTTCCCGTGCTGGGTGCGGTGGGCACCGTCATCGGCGGATTGTCCGCCGGAGCGGTGAACCTCTCCTCCAGCGTGCTTGGCGTGGCATCCAGTCTCGGCGCCATGAGCAAGGCAGCGTTCGCGGCTCCCGCCGCTATCACCGGCTTGGGTGCGGCGTTCGTCGTGCTCAAGCATGCGTGGGGCGACAAGGGCACCACGTTCAGCGAACAGATCGACATCGCGTCCACGAAGCTCGCCGGTTTCGGCGACGCGATGGACGAGGCGTTCTACGAGAAGGCACGCCCCGCCATCAGAAGCCTGATGGACGATGTGAGCGGCACGCTTATCCCCGGCATGACCGGCGTCGCTTCCAGCGAGGGCAAGGTGGTCGAGGGGCTGGCGGACATCATCCGCGAGTCCGACAAGGCCGGCGAGCTTTCCACGATCTTCTCCCGCACCTCCGAGGCCGTGGACAATCTCAATCCGGGATTGCAGAGCGTGGTGAAGTCGTTCCTCCGCTTGGGTGACGGCACCAGCCAGTACCTGCCGCGCGCCGCCTCCTATTTCAGCGACATGACCTCGAAGTTCGCCGACTGGGTGGATAAGACCCGAGCCACCGGCGAGATCGTCGCGTCGATGAAGCAGGTGGTCGAACAGGCCAGTTATCTGAAGGACTCGTTCAAGGGCGTGTGGGGCATCGCCACGGGCCTGTATTCCGCGTTGGCGGAAAGCCAGAACGGGCTCGAGGGGTTCAGCACGGCTGTAGGCAAGGCCGACCGTGCGGTGAACTCCGCCAGATTCCAGACCACGTTCAAGGCGTGGGCCAAGGGCGCGGAAGCCGCGAAGAACGAGATGCGCAACGCCTTCTCGGACATCGGTTCCGCAGCCTACGAGCTGCGCGACACCACCGCCGGAATGTTCACCGATGCGGGCAATACGATCAGCTCGTTCACCCGTAACGCGAGCCGTCTTCTGAAAAACTCGAAGGACGGCATCAGCGGCTTCTCGTCGGGAGTGTCCGAAGGCTTCCAGAAGGTGTTCTCAGCGGTTGGCGACGCGAGCCCCGCGTTCAACCAGCTGCTGAAGACCGTGGGCCAGCTGTCCAAAACGTTCGGCGGTACCCTTGCCGCCACGTTGAAGGCCAGCGCGCCGCTCATCACCACGGTCGCCAAAGCCGCCGAGGCCACCGCCAATGCGTTCAGCAGGCTGCCCGAACCGATTCAGGCCGCGATAGGCCTGTACGCCACGTTCGGCAAGGCGGGCATGACCGCTTGGAACACGGTGAAGACCGGTCTGGTCGAGAACACGCTGCGCATGGTCGAATACCAGAAGGCGTTGAACGGGCTCGGCGTGACCACCAAGACCGCCGGCGCGAGCATGAAGGATGCGGTCAGCGGTTTCATCGCCGCCAACCCGGCCTTGAATGGCATAGCCGACAGCGTGAGGAACGCAAACGGCGTGCTAGGAAAGACCGGTGCTTTGGCCAAGGGCGCGGGCAGCGCCGTGCTGGGCGCGTTCGGCGGGTCGGTCGGAGCCGCCGTGACCGCTGGCGTGGCCGTGGTGACCGCAGCCTACTCGGAGTATGTGAAAACCGCTCAGGCCAATGAGCAGGCGTCCGAGAACATTCGCACCGCGTTGGAGAAGGTACCGGATTCCGCTCAGTCCGCAGCCGAGGGAATCACCGAGGTTGGCAAGGCCATCAAGGAGAATTTCGACAACACGGATTATTCCGGCACGAAGTTCGACTGGTGGTCGGATATGACCACGGGTTTTGATTCGGTGAGCGACGCGGCCAAGAAGCTCGGTCTCAACGTCAGCGATCTCACCAAGTCCGTTACCGGTTCGCAGGCCGAATACCAGGCGACACTTGACCGGCTCGATGCGACGATTGAGAAATACAATGTCAACGTCGGTCATGGCATAGGCAAGAACGCCGATCTGGCGAGGGCCGCGCAGAAGGTGAAAACCGCGCTTGAGGATCAGCGCAACGAGTACATAGCCAATTCCGAGGCCATTGCCCAAGCGAACGGGTATGCGGAGGGTTATGCCACGAAGCTCATCAAGCTTGGTGAGGATTCCGATTCGGTGTCCATCGCCATTTCCACTCAGGCCGAACGTACTCAGATGCTGGCCAAGGCTCAGCAGACTGCTGCGGATTGGGCAGAACGTCAACGCACAGCTCAGCAGAATGCGTTGAACGCGGCTTCCGACTACGGTGAAACGTATTCCAATATGGGGGATGCGATAGCCCGCGTCAATCAGTTGGCCGCGAAGAGCGGCCCGGTTTGGGATGCGAACGCTGCTGGCATCCAGGGCGTGACGGGCTCGTTCAACACGATGAGCGAGGCCGGTCGTGAGGCGCAGTCCGCGTTGGAGAATCTGGGCAATTCCGGTCATGACCTGTTGAAGAGCATGGTCGAGTCCGGTGCCAGCGCGGATGAGGTGAAGGCGAAGCAGGCGGAATTGGCGAAGCAGTTCCTCGCCACCGCACACGACATGGGTGTTCCCGCCGATGCCGCGACACGGTTGCAGGAGATCTATGGTCTGACCCCCGAGGAGGTCACCACCCTGTTCAAGGCGGAGACCGAACAGACCAAGACCGCCCTCACCCAGTACCTGAGCAACCTGCGAGCCATTTTCCCCGGACCAGGCAACACGGCGGTGTTCCAGACTATTCTCGAAGGCATCAACAGCGGCGCCATCACGAGCATGGATCAGGTCAGCTCGAAGATGGACGAGCTACGCAAGAACGTCAGTACGGATGGTTCCGGCAAGTACACGATTGTCCTTGATGCCGATGGCACTCAGGCGATCGTCGCCACCAATATCGTCAAGAAGCATGCCGAACTGTTCAAGGCTGGTTCTGATGGTAATGGTTACACGACCAAGCTGAACGCCGACGATCTGACGAAAGCCACGTTGGATTACGTCGAAGGCAATCTCAACGCCTACGACCAGTTGGCTCCGTCCGCCGACCTGAACGCGAAGGACAATTCCGGACCGGCGAAGGCCAGCGCCGATGCGAACGCCCGCAACTGGGGTGCCCAGCATCCCACCGCGTCGTTCGATGGTGACGCGACAGGCGCCGCAAACGCCAAGAGGTCGGCTTCAAATCAGGGTTGGCAATGGAACGGAAGCAGCTACAACGCCCAGTTCGGCGCTAGTACGGCAAGCGTATCTAGCTCCTTCTGGAGCGCCATGCAATCCGGTTGGGAATGGGCGAAGCAGAAGTTCTTTGCCGTGTTCGGCATCAAACGCCAGAACGCCGAGGGCGGCGAGGTAGCTGGTTCGAATGTCACCAAGACGGGCCGTGTGGTCGGTCAGGGCAACAATACGAGCGATTCGGTTCCGTTGAACGCCTACACGGACGTGAGCACCGGCGAATACGTGGTGCGCAAGGCCGCTGTGCAAAGCATGGAATCCCTGTACGGCAGGGGAATCATGGCCGCTATCAACGCGACCGGCAGCATTCCAAGCAAGTACATCGCGGATGCGCGGCGCACCAGCCAGATCACCATGCCCTCCGGTGGGCTGAACGGTGGTTCCAAGTCCGGAGGCTGGTCGATGCCCATCGAAACCAGTTCGGGCGACACGTACAACCAGACGTTCATCTATCCGAGCGTCACACCAATCGAGGTTCAGAAGAACAACAAGCTCGACCAGTACGCGAGTCTCGGTCTCTTGCAGTAGGAGGAAACGATGCTCTCCACCATGTCCTACAAGCTCAACGGGGTCGCATTGGATACGGAGAACTGTCTGGTCATCGTGGGCTCCACGCTCATGCCGGGCATCAGCACCCGTAGAACGGTCGCCACGGTGCCCGGCGTGAGCGGAACCTTGAACCTCGGTGTTCCGCCCGTGTTCGAGGAGCGTGAGATCACGTTGAAGGTGGACGCATTCACTCCGAAAGTGTATGAGGAGTCTTCCCGGATAATGCGATTATGCTCCATGCCGAATCTCACTCTCACTCGGGTGAAGGACGGTGTGGAGCAGTCCACGCGGGTGGAGCTCACCTCGTTGACCGCCGATGACGACAGTTCCCATCCGAACAATCTGGTGTCGTTCACCGCGAAGTTCGCCATGCCCGACGTGTGGTGGCATGAACCGGAGTATTGGGATCGTCCGTTGTCGTTGAACAAGGACGGTCTCGTGTTCCCCCGACCTGTCACCATCAACAAATTCTGGACGAGATGGTCGGGAGAAGCGAACAACAGTACCTCACTGTTGGCGGATTTCATCACCATGTGGCGCGGCGAGGTCAACAATTCCGAGAGCCTACTGTTCGAGGATGGTATCCCCGGCGACGGTTTCTGGGGCGACGCCCCGTTGACGGACATCGTGTTCCGTTTTCCCAGCACCGTCACCTCCGTCTCCCTGACCGACCCCACGTCGAACACTGGAATCAGCTGGACCGGTGCGGCGGACAGTGCGAAACCCCTCTATATCAGGCCCGACATCATGCGCGCATGGCGTTCCGACTATGCGAACTCCTGGACTCCGACCGGCACGGATGTTTCCACCGGTTTGGATTATCCGGCGGGAGGAATCCTGCAGGTATGGCCAGACGTTTCCGAACTTTACAGATTGAAGGTCACCGCCACGGGCGCGACGGGCGATGCGCTCATGCATGTGCGACGCGCATGGTGGTGACGGGAAGGCACTTATGAAGAACCTCTCCATCCGTTTGAAAGCGTACAAGCCGAACGGTGACACTCTGGGCCTGCTCCCCCAGCCGTCCTCGTTTTCCGCGAGTTTCCTGCACGATGACACGGGCGCGCTCCGATTGGAGTATTCCCGTAAGGCGTTGAATGGGTCGATTCTTGAACGCAAGCTCGAAACCGGTCTGGAAATCGCGGTCGAAGTGTCCGATGGCGGCAAATGGCTGGAACCGTTGAACGGTCGTTTCGTGCTCATCTCCCGCAGTCGTGACGCCTTGGACTCTTCGGATACGGTGACGTTCACCTGCCCCTCCTATGCATGGTTGTTGAACAAGGCGCTCATGCTCGACCTCGCTCATCTGGAGGGTGACGGGGACGATAAGGGCAAGCGTGTGTTCAAGAAGGCCTCTGCCGGTCTGGTCATGCGCACGTTCCTTGATGAGAACAAGACCCGTGGCGGTATCCCCGTCACCTGCGGTTTCGACACGGGCAGGGATTCGGCGGGCGCTGCGTGGAAGAGCGTCATGACGCTTGCCTACACGCCGGGCATCAGCAGTCTCACCGCGTTGGCGAATCTCGCCGGCAACAAGATTTGCGACTGGGCTTTCGACAAGCGGACATTGAAAATCTGGAACATGGACTCCACGGCATTATGCCGTGATCTGAGCCGCATCTCCGTCCAATTGGCGCATGACGTGCTCGAAGCCCCGGAAGAGGAAAGCATCGAGGCATTGGCCTCGCATATTCTCGTGCAGGGAGATAACAACAAGGCTTTCACGAGGGATAATCCCGCAGCGCCTTCCCCTTGGGGCAAGTGGGAGACGTATCTATCCCAGCAGGGAATCAGCGATGATGATACCGCCGCCCTCTATATGCAATCCACTCTGGATACTGCGGCACGTGTTCGAGGCCAGTATACGAGG